AAATGGAGGAGAAGAACATCTCCGAAATTGACGTTGCCGGTGCTTCTGTTCAAAAGAAAACAGCCAGTCCCCGCAAGTCGTGGGATCACAAATCTTTGATGGAAGCGACCTATGACCGCATCAGTCAGTCCTCTGTTGACATGGACACCGGCGAAGTCGTGTTGTCTTCACGGGAAATCGCCATTAAGATGCTGGAGTATTTCAACCCCTCTTACTGGCGGGTGAAGGAACTATCAAAGATCGGAATCAACGCAGACCAGTTCTGTGAAGTTGGTGAAGAAAAAACAAACATTGCTATTTACATGAAAGGTACTGACAAGTGAAAAACAGCGCTGAGACATACAGCAAACTGTCCGAGCCATTCCCCAAGGAGGTAGAGCGCGTACTCAAAAAGGGCGGTGCGAGCCTCACCTACATCCCTGTCAGCGAAGTAATTACCCGCCTCAACAAGGTTCTCGGCTATGACGGATGGTCGTACGAAATCATCAAGTGCGAGCGCGATCCCCTTGATCCCGATTTCATCGTCGCCCACGTCCGCCTAGTCGCCTTTCCAGAGGCAGACAGATTTGTTTCAGTTACAAAGGACGGCTTCGGCGGTCAGAAAATCAAGCGCACCAAGCAGGGTGACATCGTTGACCTTGGCGATGAGTTCAAGGGCGCTGTATCCGATGCATTGAAGAAGGCTGCTCAGGCTCTCGGCATCGGCCTTTACCTCGCCAGAACTGAAGAGGCGATGGAGATTGAGGCTGTCAATGAAATTGACCCAGTGATTGAGGAATTGTGGAATCAATTCGTGTCTCTTTCCAAGAGCCTAAATCAGGAGCAAAAGTCGCAACTAAATTCCTTCTGGAGCGAATACGCAGGGGATAGGCAGAAGCCAACCAAGATGACAGCAAATCGCGAAGACCTTGAGGCCCTCATAGGCCAGGTTCTGATGATGGCTGTTGAGGCGGAATAACTTGGCGTTTTCACCGCCACCGCATCTGTCCCCGTCTTCAATGGGGACATTTAAGCAGTGTCCCCTGAAGTTCAAATACAGCAAAATTGATCTGATCCCAGACGCCCCCACAGAGGCAACCCTGATGGGCAATTTTGTTCACACTGTTCTTGAGGAGATGTACGCGCTTCCACCAGAAGACAGAACGCAGGAAACTGCGAAATTTCTCGCAAAGCAAGTTTGGGACGAGCAGTATCACGACAGGGTTGTCCAATATGTTCGCGGGGAAGACAAAATGCGTCTGTTCAGGTGGAACTCTTGGTGGTGTATAGAAAACCTGTGGAAGATTGAAAATCCACAATACGTCTCGCCAACCGGCATTGAAACAGAACTTAACGGTGAAATAGGTGGCGTCAGGATTAAAGGCTTTATTGATAGGTACAGCAAATCAGAAGATGACGAAACTTTCGTTATCTCTGACTACAAAACAGGTAAAACACCGAAACAAAAGTGGGTCGGGGATAAGTTTTTCCAACTCCTTGTTTATTCTCATTTGCTGGAATCAATAGGTCTGGGGACAGCAACTGAGGTTGAACTTCTTTATCTAAAAGATGGGGTTAAGTTCAATAAGAGTGTTACAAAAATAGAACTTGAATCTGTTGAGGAAACAGTTGTCAAGACAAAAGAAGAAATAGACAAGAAATGCGAATCGGAGGAATTTGAACCAGTTAAATCCGTCTTGTGCGGATGGTGTTCATACAAAAAAATATGTCCAGCGTGGGAATAATGATTAATGACGACACTTTTGCCAGAATGGTTGCGGAAGAGGTAAAAAACAAACTCTCCCCAAGCCAGAGGGCGATCCTTCTTGAGCCCCAAAACTGGGGCCGTTGGAAAGACGCTCTTTTGATGCTCATTGACAACCTTGATGCCCAAATTGAAAACATCAAGGAGGATGCCGAAGCAGATGCTGACCGGTATTTGTCAATGGGGCGTAGCGGAGAAAAACTAGCCCGAGAGGCAGCGAAGGCATACCAGGGCAAAATAATCAAGATTGACAGATTTAAGTTTCACGTCAATAGACGCCTTGATGACGTCATGATGATGATTGAAACTGGAACTCAAATCAAGTCTGACGGGTGGGAGCAAGTTGAGTTCTTCAAGCGAGCAATCGCTACTCATCGTCAGATGTTGAAAGAGTTTGATCTTGAAGACACCGCAGTTGACAGAGCACTCTGGGCAGCACTCAATAACAAGTGGGAATTTGACGACATATCCGGAGACTCGCTCTAACGAGTAGTAGTATCCGCCCTGTGAGATACAGGTCAAAGAAAAAAGAAGCGGAATACCGGCTTAGACGCCCACTTGTCAAGAGACTGCTTGAAGAGCGTCCGCTCTGCGAAGCGTGCCCTGTTTTTGCCGAACACGATGGCAAGGTTGTTTACACGCGCCAAATGGCAGTTGACATCCATGAACTTGTACGGCGTTCTCAGGGTGGCTCAATTCTTGATGAAGACAATCTCCTTGCCGTTTGCAGGCCTTGTCATAGGCGGATAGGGGACAATCCGCAATTGGCTTTTGATCTTGGTCTAGCGAGACATTCGTGGGATTAATCAATATTGCCGGCATAGACCCTTCTTTGACCTCAACAGGGATATCAACAAGCGCTGGAACAGAAGTCATTAAAACGACTCTGCGGGGAGCATCACGCCTTTCTGCGGTTAGCCGTGGCGTGATTGAATTGTGCGAAAATTTAAATATTGATCTTGTAATAATTGAAAGTTATTCATTTGCTTCAAGAAATTCCCAAGCGCACAGCATTGGAGAACTAGGTGGATGCATACGGATGCTTTTGTGGGAATCAAATATTCCGTTCATTGACATACCGCCTACATCTAGGGCGAAATTTGCCACCGGAAAAGGCAACGCAGGAAAGTCTGAAGTCATATCCGCAATCTCTTCAAAGACCGGGATCTTGTTTAGTGGAGGAAGCGCTGATGACGAATGTGATGCGTGGGTTTTGAGGGAAATGGGGATTGTAAAAATTGGTGAATCACAATACAGTTGGACCAAGGAGCAACTGTCTTCTTTGGAAAAGATAGATTGGTCCCCGCTAGATACTCTGCTTGGAGAAAAATGATAAATAGAAACAAACCGATCAGCCAAGTTGACATTGAGCATGAGTTAACCAGGCTGATAGGCCTACTTGAAGAGGAGACAGAGGCTTTTGAATCACTCGCAGAAGATCAGGCTAAAAAAGAAGCACTTTACAAATCAAACTGGGCAAAAGAGTATCTCTCTGCCAAAGGGTCAATTAAAGAGAGAGAAGCGTGGGCTGACTACAAACTTGCCGACGAAAACTTTGACTTCAAAATTGCCGAAGCACTCCTAAAGTCAAAGCGCGAAAAACTATTGTCATTGCGTACATCAATAGACGCAATGCGTACTCTAAACGCCAATGTGAGGGCGCAGGTTATTTCATGATTAATAAGATTTCCCAAGACCTGCAGTCACTTGCACTGCCAATAGAACAGTTGTTACCACTGGAGAAAAACCCCAGGCGAGGCAACATCGGCGCTATTGCATCCTCGTACAGCGAGTTCGGGCAGATGAAGCCAATAGTCGTGCGACCTAATTCTGACGGAACATACACCGTCATCGCAGGAAACCACCAACTTGAAGCCGCCAAACGTCTTGGGTGGACTGAAATTGCTGCCGTACAAATGGACGTGCCAGACGAAACGGCGATTGCCTACGCGCTTGCAGACAACAGAACGATGGAACTTGGACATACAGACCCCAGGGAACTCAGCGATCTTCTTATTGACGTATATGACTCCTATCCGGAATTGCTAGAAGATCTTGGTTGGGATGAGTTTGAGATGGCCGCTATGGAGGAATCCCAGATTGCCAGTGAAGTCATTTCTCCCATCGCTGGTGGATACGTCCCACCTGTCGTCATGGAGCGCCCACAGGCACCAACCCTCAATGTTGAAGAAGACGAAGAGGGTGAGCGCAAGATTGTCGCAAATAGGGATATTGACCACAGGGAAGTCGCCGTTTCTGGCAGCACTGTTGTTGCACCGGGATCAGCCCCCCAGGCAGTGGTCCAATACACGCTTGTTTTTGACAATCCAGAACAGCAGAGACGATGGTATGAATTCATCCGGTGGCTTCGCAACGACCCCGGAACTGACGGCAATACAACATCAGAAAAATTGATTAACTTTCTTGACTCGGTTGCTGATTACTGATGGCTATAGGAAGTGGCGCTGAAATTGGAGTTGAATTCCGTTCTGCAGGAAAGATGTCCATGCAGGACTGGGAACAGTGGTGGGCCTATATGCGAGACAACTGGGGTGAATATCTCATGTCCGGATACGCAACTTTGGTCCACAACAAAAACAACCCCTACTACAGCAAGCCCGACGAAAAAGATCTTGAAATAAATCGCCTCAATAGAGTTATTGATGAACTGAGAGCGGAAATTTCAAGGCTGAGCGGATTGGTTACATACCTATGACTAGACAGAGGATGTTTCTTGACATAGACGTAGTTGAAGCAGCCCGCCAGCGCATTAGGCACGTTTATGATTCCTTTGACACCGTATGCGTCCAGTTTTCTGGGGGCAAAGACAGCACTGCCGTTTTGTATCTAGCAAAAGAAGTGCATGAAGAACGTGGGCTCGGACCAGTAAAGGTCATCTTTAGAGATGAAGAAATGGTCAGCCCCATGATTTACGAGTATGCCAACAAAGTCAGGCAATATGACTGGGTTGATATGGAGTGGTACTGCTTGCCATATCTGGCAGAAGTATGGGTTCTTGGGGCTAGACAGCCTGTTGTTCTGTGGAGCAATGAGAGATATAAAGAGGGTCGCAGGGTTAGACCGATACCTGAGTGGGCTATCACTGCAGAGCATTTTGGGCTCACCTCAGACGAGGGATTGCCGGAAATGGTTGACTACTACACAATGCAGGGAAAGAAGGGGAGCGTTGCTTTTATCACTGGCGTTAGAGCCAACGAGTCCATGGTTAGATACCGTTCTCTGGTTCAAAAACTGCACGAAAACTACATTGTTTCGCCGTACAGAATGAAGAAGTCAATACCTTTGAAGTTTGCAAAAGTAATCTATGACTGGCAAATGGATGATGTTCTGAAATTTATTTCAGAAGAGCATAATGCGGAGTATTGCGAGTATTACGATGTTGCTGCGCTAACTGGGAGCAACACACGTGTCGGTATTCCCCTCCACTCTGTCGCTATCCGTAGGATTGGTGACGTAATAGCCACCGAGCCAGAGTTTTACGACAGGCTCTGGGAGTGTTGGCCGGAAATTGATGCTCAGCGCAGATGGTGGAAAGACTTTGATGTTGAGAAATTAATTGAGAGTTACGCGAATGACGGTTTTGATGGCGCTAAGCGATGCATAGATGAAAACATGCTTGGAATAGATAATGAACGTCGCGCAAAGGCTTATGTAGCCGACTTCAGAAAAAAGCATCTCGCTGACCCGTACTCGTACCCGATCAACTGGCTTATACGGAACCTTCTTCTCAATGAAATAAACGTTGCCGCAGCAGCGCCGGTCGGGCCAAAGACCAAGGCGCACACTCTTAGACAGAAAGCAGCAGAACAGGAACTAGCAAATGAAGATTGATTATGTTGACTTCGCGGAACTTCATGTTGCCCCATTTAAATCAACCCACATTCTTCGCCCGGATCTTTTGGTCCTATCTCGTTCGTTGGCTGACTACGGGATTCTTTCTCCACTGATTGTCCAGTCGTCAACAAATATAGTTATTGATGGGAATGAGAGACTCTTGTTGGGGCAGTCTCAAAAACGCATACAGGATGCATGCGGAGGTAGTTGCCCTGTGATCTTTTTTGACTGCGACAGCATTGACGCACAATTGATGCACATACGTCTCAACAGGGGCAGAACAACCATGGTTGCCAAGCCAGTTTCCAGCATTATTAGAAACATCATTAGGTCAAAAAAATATGACAAAAAAGACATGGATTCTTTGCTTCAAATGAAGACCGACGAGTATCAACTAATGATGGACGGGTCCCTTTTAAAGCACAGAGATGTGGCTAATCACAAATACTCTCGCGCATGGGTTCCAGTTGAGGCGCCAGCGGGTACTGTTGACTCTGGCTTTACTGCTGAAAAACCGCCAAACGCTGACAGATAACAAAAGCGCTATTTGCATAGTGGTACAATCACTGAAAACACTTGATTAGGAGTTTTCAATGATCCCAGGCTTGAAGTTTACTCTCGGGGGCGGTCGCGGAGGCAGAAGAGGCGGCCGTCGCTCAAGCAGAATTCGCAGAGTTGGCCGCTCCGCTGCACAGTTGGGCAGGCGGCGCTTTGGCCAGGGCGGAACCCAGGAAGAGCGTGTCCGCGACATCGTGCGCGAGGGCGTCACCAACCTGTTCCGTCGTCGCGGTCGCGGCTGATTTAAACCCCTAGGGGGTATAAGCAATGCTGGTTACGGCACAAGACCTTGTCACTTACATGGACATAAGCCTGTCGCTGCGTCAACAGGACGCTGCCGACATGGTTCTCGCTGGCCTGCAAAGCGAACTTGAGACGTACCTGAGAAGGCCGATTGAGGTGACTGAATTTATTGAGGAACACAGGGTTTCTTCGTTCAACCAGCCAATGCCGATGTCCTCATTTTTCTACAACCACAATTTAGAATCTTCTTTTTATACAAGCCAGGGAAATTCACAGCAAAGCGCCATTAACTATGCGATGCCTCCAGAGACTGTCTATCTAAGAAATTCTCCCGTTGTGTCCGTATCGGAAGTCAAGGTTAAGCCCATCAACGGTACCGAGCAGACCCTCGTCGCAGAAAGAGACTACGTAGTGCGTCGCTATGGGATTGATGTGTATCTGCTGTTGGCTGATGATTTGGTTACGGTTACCTACGAGGCTGGCCTTGATGGCGAGGCAATACCTTTCTTCAAACTTTTGATACTCCGCGCCGCGACAAGAGAAATGCAAAATATGCATGACGACGTTGTCGGGATCAAGGATTTAGAGTCAAGAAACGTCGCCCCTCTAGAGACTGGGTTTACCGAGCGGGAACTCATGTCCGTGAAAAAGTACCGTAGAACTCGGGTTGCGTAAAAATGTATGCGAGAAAAATTAGATACCAGATTGAGTTTGACGGCGATCCTTTAAGAGATTTATTAAAAAAAGTTGAAAGAAGAACTAAAAATTTAGAACCTGTTTTTTTAAAAGCAGAAGAAAGACTTAAAGAATCTTGGATCTTTAACTTCACAACCCAGGGAAGTCTTGTTGGTGGTTGGAAGCCGCTTGACGCAGAGTATGGGGCGTGGAAAGCGAAGAGGTACATCGGCGCTCCAATGCTGGTGCAAAACGGCAAACTGTTCCGGTCTCTTGAGAGGCTCAATGTAAGGGTCATAAGAAAGAAAAGTGCAACATTTGGTATTAGGGGTGATGTTGCCAAGTTCCACCAATTTGGGACGTGGAGCATGCCAAAAAGAGAGATCATTTTTGAGCCGCCGCTGTTTGCAAAGCAACTAGAGAAAGACGTTGCCGAATACCTTGAGGATGCAGACTGATGGAACTAATGAATGGCGCTCAGTTTGCCAAGAACTACGTTAATGAATACCTTAAAAGGGATATTCCGGTCCGGCTTGTTTCCTACCGTAACGGCTGGTCTGCGCATGATGGGAATATGCCGGATCCAATTACATTCCTCACTTACGAGCCAGTTGCTCTTGATTCATGGCCAACTGTTATTACTGTTGTGATGTCAACTAATAATTTTAATAGAATTGGCTACAGCGGAGACAATCCGCTATATAGAGTCAACTACTCTATGAGAACATATGTTTGGGCCAGGGATATTGGATCAGAGGAAGTGACATTGATGAGGGACCGGCTCACCACTGTTGTTAGGTCTGCGCTGCTGGACTACCCGTGTTTACAGGCAATGGACGAGCGTGAGACTTTTAGAGTACAGATAGACGAAGCATCAATGCAGGAGCAATTCTCTGATCTAACGCTTCTCAAGGGAGACAGAGTAATGGCTGGTGCGTATATATCTTACGACCTGTCAATAGATGAAGTTGTTGATAGACAACCAATAGGAACTGCTAGTGAAATAGGAATTACATACTCTTCGCTCAGTCTTGAGTGACTTTTTATGATGTACAATTTTGTCACTTTGTAGTCAATGGAGATTTTTATGGCACATGTGCATGATGTAAAGAAAATCAAAAGCAATTCCAACGCCGAACTTGCGTCAACCGATGCTGGAGTTGTTACATTCGTCAACGTGTCCGGCAGAAATGTCTCAGTAGGAAATCCATCTGTTCTTCTTTATCCGGGAAACACTGGCGTTGCCTGCGCATGCCATCCAGCAGTGCTTGATGGCGTTAAGTCAAAAAAATACAAAATTGTTTCACAGTCAGATCCTGCACCAGCCCCAAAGAGCAAGAAGGCGAAAGCAGAAGAGCCACAGCCTGAACCTGAAACTTTTACTACAGTTGCAGAACCCGAACCTTCGCCATCTGTACAATTGGATTCGTCAGAGGAATCCGAGACACCATCAGGCGACGAATTTTAACCAACGGAGAGAGGTGCCATGCCGGGCGTTACAATATCCACAGCAGTAAGAACTGGTCCAACTAGCGCAACAATCAGAGAGTCGTCGCAGGCTTTTTTTGTTGGTCTTGCACAAAGAGGGCCATCTGGCTCTGCGGTTAAGGTCACAAGCCTTTCCGAGTTCCAGCAAATCTATGGAGACTATGTCACCTACGCATACCTGCACCCAACCGTTCAGACTTTCTTTGAAGAGGGTGGCACGCAGTGCTATATCGCGAGAGTTGTTGGACCTGCTGCTACTTCCGGCTCGCTTGACCTTGAAGCATCGTCTGCTGCAGTTATTACTCTCACTGCCGTTGGCGAGGGTTCATGGAGCGAAGATCTTGAGGCAGAGGTTGTTGCCTCTGGCCTTCTGAGAAACGTTCGCCTTTACTATGCGGGCGACCTTGTGTACGCTACAGGCCTTAAGGCTTCTAACGACGCCATTGTTAACGCAATCAACAACAGCCCAATCGCTTCAAAGTACGTTACGGCGGCAAAAGTCACTGACAACCTTCCGGAAGCAACAATTGCAGTTTCTTTCAGCGCTGGCGATGACGACAGAGACGATGACACCGTTGATACAACATTTACAGCCTTCGTTGATGCCCTTGAGTTGTTCAGCGACTCATACGGCGCTGGTGCGGTTTCTTGCCCAGAGACTCACTCAATCAACACTGCGCTAATTGCACATGCAAATGCCTACAATAGAATTGCCGTTCTCCACACCGACGATGGCCAGACAGCCGCAGCCGCTGAAACAGTTGCAGCAGACCTAGCGGGAGAAGATGGTGCAGAACACGCCGCTCTCTACTACCCATGGGTTTATGTCCCAACGGAGGTCGCAGGCATCAATAGACTGATCCCACCCGACGGCTACATTGCCGGCAAGAGGGCTCTTGCACACAACCAGACTGGCCCTCATCAGCCAGCAGCCGGTCTTATTTCTTCAGCAAACTTCGTCAATGGCGTTGAGGTTGATGTAAACAAGACAACTGGCGACGAACTTGACGAGAACTTCGTTAATGCAATCAGAATTATTGCAAATCAGGTTCGGATCTACGGAGCCCGGTCACTCTCCTCTGACACAGAGAACTTCCGCTTCATCACATCGCAAGACACTATCAACAGTGTCGTTGTTGAGGCTTCTGCCTCAATGGAGGACCTGCTGTTCTCGGTCATTGACGCAAGAGGAAGCCTGTTCGCTTCAATCACCGGCAGACTGACTGCTATCTGCGAGAGAATGAGGGCAATTGGCGCTCTGTACGAGGGTTTCAATGCCAATGGCGTTCAGGTTGACAATGGATATACAGTCAAGTGTGATGAATCAATCAACACAACAGCCTCCCTTGCTGCTGGAACAGTTTCGGCGCAGGTTGGGGTTCGCGTTTCCGGCATTGGCGACAAGATCAATGTCACGATTGTCAAGTCAAACCTAACCTCAACAGTTACCGTCTAATAGGAGACAGAAATGGCTAAACTTTCACAGAGGCAAATTCTTGCCGAGATTACACCAGTCAGCGAAGGGCTGCCAAAGTGGACAACCTTCCGGTTTGCCCAGGTCTCAGGCGGTGAAATCACAGCATCTGTTGAAAAGATTTATGAGGGTGGCGCAAAGTTTCCAACAGTTCTTTGTGCGCCAGCAGAAATCGGTGACATCACTCTGACTGCCCACTTTGACGATGACAACAACGACGATGGCAAGGCTGCCGGCATTGCCAAGAAGTTGAAGGACCTTAGACCGCTGGTCGGCCGTGCTTACTACGACATCACTGTGTCAACTTACGACTGTGACATCAAGGTTCGCGGCGCCGACAGAGTTTACTCCTCATGCCTCCTGGTTGGGATTACGGAGCCAGACGGCGACTCGTCGTCAGGTGCGCCAACGACATTTGCGCTGACATTTTCAGTCCAGAGCGTCGTCTGATTAAAACAACAATTTACTAATTAGTTGCACGCTATTGCGCGCTTTGTGCTAGTCTGCCAGCATGACAGATAACACGTCCCTATACGCAGAAGAGCCGGCAGACGAGAAGCAGCCAAAGGCTAAGGCTTCAAAAACAGCCACAGAACCCACGATGCTCGGCCGTCTCAAGGAAGCGATACAGAAAAAAGTTGAGCGTCCTGTTGTGCGCCTTGAGGTCCCAGAACGTCCTGGCGTTTCACTGAGAATCAGCCCAAATATCACACAGAATCAGTTAAAGAACTGGCGTAAGGCTTGTGGAGAGGACTCAAAGAACGGTCTTGATGCCACTAAGTTCTCATGTTTCGTTATTGGCCACACGACTGTCGGCATTTGCATTGACGGTGAAGAGGTCTTTGACGAAGATGGCTATGCCCTCAACTTTGCCTCACCAGATGTTCTGGAGATGACGGATGCGACAAAGCCTGTTCCCGATGCTGTTCGGGCATTTTTTGGCGTTGATCCACATCTTGAGGCTGGCGCGCTCGCAATCCTTGACGCAGCAGGATACTCGGATACAGTTGACACCGTGGACCCTACGATGGAGTCTTCAGCGAACTAGTTGAGGACTCCTCAATAATCTCAGCCGCAAGGTTGGGGGAATTGTTCGGAACAGACCCTATTTCGCTGCTTAATTGCACGGAAGACGAATGGTTAATTCGGCTTGCCTGTGCTAAAGTTATTCAACAAGATCGCGAAGAACAGGAAAAACGGGCATCTCAGTAACCGCGCCCGACCTATTAGTGCGACGGGGTTTATATGGCGGCCACAGCAGAGACAGTCTTAAAAATAGACTCTCGTTATGATGGGCGTGGATTCCGGTCAGCCAACAGAGACATACGGCAGTTAGACAGTCGCACAAGAGCGCTCAACAACACCGTAGGACGCTTAAATCAGACCCAGAACAGACTAAATCAGTCATCTGTCAAATGGCGTAAACATTTTGATGCTCTTGACAAATCCGTCAAGATGATGGGAACAATAGGCCTTAAGGCCATGAACCTGTCCCTAAAGGGAGTGGTTCTTGAACTTGGCTTGATGTCAGCAGCCATGATTGCCGTCCATGCGTCGTTTGTCGCCGGCAACTGGATCATGAAAGCAATGCGCTCAACTATGGGCCCACTTGCTGCCGGTATGGCAGCATTCACAGCAGGTCTATCTGCCGCTGCTGCCGCCATGAGGGAACAAGAAGCGGCAATGTTTGCGTTTCGCTACACGCAAAAAAGAGAATTTGGCCCAGGTCTTAACCAGTCTCGTCAAACTCTAAGAGCACTACAGTCTGATGCATATCTTGCCGCTGCTGGTATGCAAAATCTTGGAACTGTTTTTGCGACAGTTTCTAAAACTTCAACGTTTAACCAAAGATCACAAAATACACTAAAAGGGCTGATGGACTTTGCCTCTGCTGGCCAGCCTCTTGAAGAGGGTGTGAAGAAGGCTGGAGAACTTATTGCAATTCTCCAAGACACAAAGAAGGGTTTCTCGGAAGCGAAAGTTGCAGCCGAAGGTCTTTTCCCGGATCAAGAAGCCATGAAAAAGGCAATGAAAAAACTTGGTATTGACACAAAGAAAGAACTTGAACAAGCAATCACTAGTGGAGAACTTGCAAAAGCCGCCGGAGTTGAAGGCCAGTTTGATGCCGTTTCTGGAACGCTCATGAACAGAATCAAAGGGTATTTTAATATTCTAAGAAATCAACTTGCAGATTTGGGTCAGCCTCTTCTTGAGCCAATGAAACAGGCTGCATACGATATATTTAATATTTTGCGTAGGGGTTTTGTAAGAATTTCTGCAAGCACCCAGAGATTCGGCATGGGATCAATGCTGGAATCAATAGTTTCTGCAACAGACAAAGTTGTTAGATATTTAACAGATTTTATTAACAATAACCTCCACGAAGCAGAGGGAATCTTCCAGAGAATGTCCGACTGGTGGGACAGATTCACTTATGGCTGGAACAAGATGCTGGACACACTCCGTCCCTACATTGACGGAGCGAGAGTTATTGAGAAAATGTTTGGCCGAGTTTGGGCTCACGTAAAGGCGGTTGGTTCGTCAAGATTCGGCCAATTCAACCAATGGCTTCAGAACAACAGCGATACTGTTCTTGAGTTTGGTGATCGTGTCGGTGAATTAATCGGAAAAATTATGGAATTCCAGGGAGAGATGACAAAACTCTTCCAGAGAATGCTTCCGTTTATTAACGATGTTCTCTCGGGTCTAACGGCAATCGTTGGCGCTATTACATCAATGGTCAAAGGCCTTCAGGGCCTGACCGGGGGTGGAGCGTTTGGGGCATTCGCAACATTTGCCCTCATGAGAACCGGTCTTCAAAAAGCGAAAAACACCAAGGGTGGTTTTATCGCCTCAGAAAACGTCAGGAACATGAACGTCAATGCCAACAATGTAAATATAGGCGGAATTGGGGCTCGCGGTGCTCCAGCAACACCAGTCGCTGGCGGAAGAAACCTTGGCACAACAATGGCTGCGCTCAACAGGGGCCAAGTTATTACCCCAGGCGGCGGTGGTGGCATGTCATCAAGAGGCATGATGTCAACTGGAGGCGCACCAATCATTATTGCACCAGGTGGCGGGCCGGGTGGACCAGGCGGGCCGGGAGGGCCGGGCGGGTTTGTGCTTCCAACCCCAAGCATTCCAGCCGGGCCGACAAGTCCAGTAAACAGAAGATGGTACACGGGTGATCCAAACTACAGAGTTAATCTTCCTGGCAGAGCAGCACGCTTTAACAGAATAGGGCAATGGTTTTATAACCAAAGCGTTGACTACGATGACACGCCTGGAGGAAAAGACTTTAAGGACACAAGGCGTCAAAGGACTGCCAGTTTCCTAAGAAGACAAAGATCTGAAGGAAAATTTGGAAAAAGAATGGGCAAATTCCAGGGCTCAATGAGCGGGAAGATGGGAGCCTCAATGGGCCTATCTGCTCTATCAATGATCGCTCCACAGGAAGCGCAGGGCGCGCTCGCCCTTGGTGGAATGGTGGGAATGATGAACCCACTTGCTGGCCTGGCTGTTGGTCTTGGCGGCACTGCTCTTACAGCAAAAACTTCTGCTGGGGGAGCCCTTTCTGGAATAGGCGGAGGCGCGGCACTTGGCGCGATGATGGGTGGTCCTGTTGGTGCGGCAGTTGGAGCAGTAGTTGGCGGTGTGGTTGGTGCTATTGCGGGAAATCTCAATAAAAAACGAGCAGAAGCAAAACAGGCCCGTAAAAACGCAACAGAGATGACAAACGAGATACTCAATACAACATTGAGTGGCATTTTTGATTCTGTCGCAAAAGAAAGCGGCTCTGGTCGCACCGCAGTTAGAGATGTGTTTAAAAATCTTCAAGAGAGGCAAAGAAGGGTTCAGGAAGTTATTGGGGAAATACCTTCATACAGGGCAGACCAGGAAAAAACAGTCAAGCAAATTTTTTCTTTGCAAAAACAACTTGGCGTTGAAATGTCTTCAAAAGAACTTGAGGAAAACCTAAAAAAGCCTGGCGAATTTCTAAAAACAATGAAAAAAGACATGGAACTTACTGAGCAGGCTATGGGCCCTCTGCAGGAAAAGTACAACAAGAGGATGGATGACCTCAATCGCATAACCGGCAAGTCAGACAGGGAAATTAACGAACTTGCCAAGTCAATGAATGTCAACCTGTATGACGCAACCAAGAGTTCTATTGAGATCATGAAAGAACTCGGTCTAACGACCATGAAAACTACAGAGCAAATGAAAACTTCTCTGAATAATATTTTGGTTGACAACTTGAGTATTTTTGACGAGAACCTCAAGAGACTTGAGGCGCCAGAAATTCTTAACGAAACAGCAAGAGCCTTTAGAGATCTTGTTGATTCAACGAGTGGTGGTCAGGCATCGGAAAAAGACAAAACAAAATTTATTAGAGATATTATTGAGCAAAATATTGCATACTACGGCGATCCGGGAATGGCTCTTGCCCAGACAATGCTTTCGTTCCAAAAGGGCGGCACCGCATATCAAAAAGGCGGCGCTTTTGAGGGAATGGCCGACCAAAAGTTCTACGAAAATCCTGCGTTTGTTGAATATCAAAAAGCGGTTCTTCCGCAATTTGCCGGCCAGATATCTGGACAACTAAACACTCTGCTTCTAGGCAAGAGTGGCCAAACACTCAATGCCGAAGAGGTAAATCAACGGATCATGAAGATGAGCCCTGAGCAGTTGGCAAAAATTGCGCAGGCTTCAATTGGCGGCTTTAACCAGGGTTCACTCAGGATGGGTGAATACTTGACGTCTCTCGGTCTTGGTGGTCTAAAGATGACAGCCCTTGATAAGCCATCCAGCGAAGCAACAAAACTAGAAGATCTTCCACAGGAGATGGCCAACAAGACAACTGAACTTATCAACAAGATGAAAGAGTTTTATACTTCCCAGCAAGAACAAGTTCCGTCCTGGTATACGAAGGAGTCTTTCAAGAAACTTCTTGAAACAGAAGACACTCCCACGCCTCGCGGCTCAAGAATTGGCGACACAACTTCTAGCAAACTTGCACAGACTATGGGAAGACATTCAGCAATGGATGGAATGCTTACTGGCAAACGGACGGTCACGTCATCCTTTAGAAACTACGGTCTTGGTTCAATAAACTCAGACCACGTAACCGGAAGAGCGTACGATTTAGTTGGGCAAAACCTAGGGCAGTATCAAACCCTAGTTAGGGCTGGTGGCGGGTTTGCAGAGTTCCACGGCATAGGCGGAGCGAGACATCTCCATGTTGTTCCAGGACCGGGGATTGGAGACTCTGCAACTCCAGTTGGTCAAATGGCATCGCGCCAACCACTAACCATGGGCAGTGGTGGCGGAAACAACTACAACTTCTATATTTCTGGTAACGCAAATGCGTCTGCCAATGAAATTGCAGAAATGGTTTTTCAAAAAGTCAAGGACATTGAGCGCCAGAAGAGAGACAGGTCGTAATGGCAACCTCACGGGAAAACGGAACATTCAAGAACCCGATCCGGGCGCACCCTAGTGGCGGTCTTTCATATGAGCGCCAAAATAATGTTTTTGAAAAACAGCGACCTGGAATGATCGTGCAAGTAGCCGAGCAGAATGCAGGCCTTGTTGTTTATCGCTGTACTAATGAAAAAACAAAAAATTTTCCAATATGGGAAAAGATCGTAAATGATGGGCTTGATGGAAAACCAGTTCTTGGCGCAGGGCAGTACATTTGGGTTAAAACCGGAAAACCGGGGAAGTCAAATGAAAAATTTACCGTTAGAACAATTTCCGGCGCCAAAATAGAGTACGAAGATAATCTTGTAAAAGATAAACTTGAAAGAACAAGGCTTGATAATTCAAAGGCTTGGGGAAACTTTGTTTTTATCCGTCTTTCATCTCTAGAAATTGATGAAATAACCTCTGGTGGAACTACAGACGCCCCATCAAGAATTGTTCCTCCGACTGTAGATCAGCCTGGCGTAGACAAAGATTTCCTTGAAGAACTTGGCAAATCAAATGAGGCTTGGGATAATTTCTACGGGAAAAAATACACAACACCTCGCGAATTTGAAGGCTTTGATCCCGGGCGGCCAAGCGGTGTTAGGGAGTTTGAGGGCTTTGACCCTGGCGACAAATATAGAGTGCCGAGAGAGTTTGAGGGGTGGTCTAGCGGTTCTTCTGGTTCAAGCAACCCATCAACCAACACCCCATCAACAGGATCAAGCCAGAGGCGCGGTGACAACAGAAAAAATAACCAAACTCCATCGTCCAAGTCCACAGTTACCGTCCAAATAAATACTAGAGACTTTAACAGTGGTATTGCCTACAATAACGCCGCTCCCTATATGGAGCAAAAATTTTCTGTTTATGAAAGAACTGGCGCTACGTCATCTACAAGAACAGACATCGTTAGGCGGCACGCATTTGAGTTGATACCAAATTCTTTTGAATTTTCTCAACTAAACTCAACCTGGAATGAAGTTCCTAGAAGTGGAAATTATCCTTATGTTGACTGGTCAAATTACAACCTAACAAAAGTTTCGTTTAGGTTTTTGGTGACCGGAACACGGACAACCGCTTTCGGCCCTGGATTTTTCAGTGGTCAACCATTGAATGACGGTATTGATGTTTCAATTGACGAACAAATTGACAACATAAGAAGCATGGCTGCCGCCCCTAGCCCGATCAGAATTTATAACATGAATACGCTTCTGACAAATACTTTTAGATACCCATTTTTGCAAAAAGCAGGTGGAATTAGTTGGGTAATCGCTGACATGTCTATTGTCGCGAACAGACTTACTCCGAATGGCAAGGAAATAGCGGCGGCTGAAGTGTCCATCACACTAAATGAGTACCCAATAATAGCAAGAGACATTATTCGCATTCCAAAATTAAGGCCAGGAAGCGGCAAGCCTGAATGTTGTCCGCCACCAAAAACAGATCCGCAAAGAGACTTGTGGACAAATACCTACACTTTTGTCCCAACCGTTTCTTCTATTGCATATCCGCAACCAAAAGGTTAAACGATGTTTACGGGAGAGTCTCTACAGATTGGATATCTGTCAAGAGCGCAGATGGCGTCTATAGCATCAAATCTTTTGAATATAAATGTTAGTTATTCAATGGATATGGCTAATCAACTTTCTTTTTCTGTTATTGACCCAGGTTTTGTAATGGGCGTAAATAACTACTTCCAAGTAGGAGTTGACGTTGTGTATGAGACAACCTCAATAGACAAAATAAGAGTTTTGGGTGACGATTCTCCAATAGTCACAAGAATACGACACATATACGAAATAAGCCAGGTTTCTGTTTCGCAGCAAAATAGTTCTTCGCCTATTTGGTCTGTTGAGGCCATGCCCAAAGCCGTTCAGCAAATGAAGCGAGATAAAAAACCTGAAGCAATTAGTGGCTCTGGTTATTCCTATGTTCAAAAAGCAGCCAGAAGATACGGTCTCCAGTTTGTTGGAGAAAAAAGTTCAAGAATCAAGCATTCAAGCAAAAACTCTGGAGATGGTCAATCTGACTCTGTTTGGAATGTCATCAAGAGCATTGCAGATGAGTCTCAGTACATGCTTTTTGTGCAAGATGGAGTTTTGTACTTTGGTACACAAGAATGGCTTCTTTATAGATGGGGTACGGAGGTCCTAAAGGGCAAGCAAAAGAAGGACAAAAAAGGTAAGCCAATTATTAATCCAAAAACAAAAAAACCGGAACTATATCCAAATAAATATTACATACCTATGGATTATGTGGGCTATACGGCAAACCCTTCGGCATTTGAGGTCATGTCTCTTCCGCAAATATCGCGAAATGAAAACGACCCGATGGAGGCGTCTGGCTCTCTTCAGGTATCTCGCCAAAACGGAGTCCAGTTAAGACCGGGAATGACAATACGCATTAAAAATATTCCGAATATGTCTGGATATTATTTAATAACAGCAGTTAACTTTTCCGAGCAGACAACCGATCCGGTTGGTGTTGAATTCAGAACGCCTGAACGTTTGAGAAAAGAAGACGGCAAAGAGCCGGATATCCCACAACTACCAGTGGGTCAGATATTTGAATCTCAGTACAAAATACAAAGACCAATTTATGGCGCCAGCGCAATAGGCGAAGTCACTAGGGCAGAAATACTCCCAACTGGGGCAATACCGGGAACTACACTTTCTCCAGACGGCCAATTGTCTATGGTTAAACTTCCAAACTCAAGAAGACCTGATTATTATCCCCACGTTTTAAATTTTGTGAACTCTAATGCAATAAGAAAACTTGTTCCAGGTGGAGTTTCTTTGCAGGAAGCGCTTAATGCTATTGCAGATATGGTTGAATTTGGGAATATTGACATCTACAACAGGCCGCTATATATCCAAAACAATATTGGCGGTAAACAAATAATTACAATCAGCACGCATATATTCTATGATGCAGAAAATAACGTATATGTAATTGGTGAAATGCTGTCATGCGCCGATGGTGCGCCGTTGCTCGGTTCTCCAGAAGACGCAGAAAGCCTGTATTACAACTCGGCGCTGCATCATGGAATTTTTGAATCTCAATTAGGTGCAAAATTTTACAATAATATCCTTTACGCAATACAAGATGAAGTTTTAAAAAAACGTTTTCCTAAATCTTATAAAAAAATTGTCAAGGGACAAGTTGACGATGCAATCGCTGTAAACATAGGTAGGTGCTCAATTGGCTAACATCATCAACAGATCAAAAGCATCACAACATCCGACTCCTCCTGGAGGAATATATGTTGGAATTGTTAAAGCAGTTAACCAACAAGAAAGACCATTTGTAACCATTCCCAAACTTGGGGTGACAGTGGGCCCACTGCGGGTTTTAAATGCGAGGCTAGGCAAACCATTGGCAGTCGGCACACAAGTGCTTTGCGCATACACAAATGCCTCTAATACGGAAATGTATGTCATGGGTGAGGCAAATCCATCCGCAGATGACGGAGACTTGAGCGCAAGTTCAATAATCGCAACACAAGTGTTCGGATAATGTGAGATAATAAGAAAATGGACTCACTTGAATTTCCATTAAAGTTTGACACTACAGGAATAGCCAAACTCACAGATGGTACATACGATTATTACAAACAAATGTTAACAATCTCCCTACTGACAGAGCCGGGAGAAAATCCGATTACGCCCGACTTTGGAGTTTTGGATCCATCATTCATGCCAGTTGAACCTGCTGATTTTATTCTCAATGCGGCTAAATATGTTCCAGAAGTTGAGATAACATCAATTGTCCCCTCAAAAGAGCCAGTAAGCGGGTCATTGAGCGTTGAATTTTCCTTCAAGATAGTTGGTGATCGTTAATGCCGTATGATTTTTCAAGATATGTAACACTGAGAGACTTTGACGTATCTCCAACCGACATTTATTTTGATGCCATTGAATACGGGCGTCTTGCTTTGCCTGAATTTCAATTGCGCCAGGGAACCCCAGAAGACGCCATACTTCAGGCGATTTCCTATATTTCATCCCTGAATATTGCGGCGATCAACAGGTTGCCAGACCGTTTAATGTCGGGCATTCTCGGGATGATGGGGGTAACGGCAAACGAGGGCGCAAGAGCAACTATTGACGTAGTTTTTACATGCATTGACTATGACGGAACTTCTATTCCTGCTGGAACGGTCATTAGATACGACTATGAAAATCTTGGACAACCGATTTCAATATATTTTGAAACAGCAGAAGAAGGAATTATTGATCCCGTTACATATACCGGAACAGAACCGCTTCCTTCTACAACCATTGAATGCCGAGCACTTGATGTTGGTGTAATTCTCCCAATAGGGCAAGGTCTTGAATTTTCAATTGACACACCAACTTCTAACATTGTTTCCGCAACACTTGATTCAATCCTTACATATGGCTCTAATCCAGAAACATCCGATGAGTATCTTGAAAGGGCGGTTCAATATTTAGGCTCGCTATCTTCTTCTTTTGCAAGAGCAAGTCAAATTGATGGTTTTGCTCTTTCTCAGTTCACAGAAACTGTTTCTAGATGTAAAACATATGACCTTACGGATCCTGCTGGGGATCAATTGTGGGAAACACCAGCGGAAGTTGGCCACGTCACGGTTTATGTCTACGGGATTGGGAGACTTCCAACAGAAGATGAAAAGGTTGATCTTCTTTTAGCAATCCAGGCAAGGACAGTTGCCGGCCTTGAGGTTGGCGTAAATCCGGTAACTCTTGCAGAGTTGAGTCTTGTTATTGAGGCCGGGTATTCATCGGAATACGAAGCGACAATAGTTGAAGAAAATTTGCAGTCTGTAATATCTCAATACTTTTCGCCAGAAAACTATAGATTTACTGATTCAATAAAAATGTCGGAATTTTATGCTCTCGCTTCTTCTGTTCCTGGCGTTATTTTTGTTCCATCAATATCAGTAACCAGCGAAGATGGAAATTCATCAAGCGGTGCATCTTCAGTTGATTTCCCCAAAAAGGGGACACTTCCATACATGCCATTTCAGAATGTCACTGTTGCCCTTACGTCTGTTGATATCTGATGAAGACAATACAGAGACTTGACGACTATAACGCGCTACGAAGGTTTTCTGTTGACGGCACTACTGAGTATTCAATAAATGACATATCTTCTTCATTTGCCTGGTCATGCTCTGGCGGTTCACTTGTTGTTACATCAGATAATCCTTATACACCAAACTTTTATGTAGTTGACGTTGCGCCAAGCGGCCCTGGACCAGTCACGGTGACAATACCGCTTGACAGTTTTCTTGAAACAGAAGACATTGGACAAATATTCGTTTTTACAGGTGTACTAATATCTCAAAACTACGACGTCACAGTAACGGCGCGTATTTATGATGTTGAAGAAACGGAACCAAATGCCGGCGTTCAAAAAACACTGCAAGCCGGGCTGTGGGGGGCTTTTAGGTCAAACCAATACACGGTCAATGAGGCAGATGGTGTTTATTCAAACTTTTATAAACTTGATTTAATTATCTCAAATCACAACACCACAAGAGTAAGGATTTCAACGCCCAATTTTGTAAATGATTCAGCGTGGCTATCTAATCCGGTCATTAACAGCATGAAGCCGTATATGCCTGGTTTCTACGCTGAGTACGACGCTTTGCAGGAAAACCCGCGCTACCCAATGTTCAGGTTTATTGACGTTCTTACGGATGCAATTGCCGACACAATGTTCTCTTATTCTGAATGGTTTGAATACGAAGAAAGAGAAGTGCCCGCAGGTATTACAAAAGATGATCCACGAATGCTAAGTAGGGTCGCAAACTATAAGGTCGTAAGAGACGAGTATGTACAGTGGCTGGCACAGTTCAGTGGCAATAAACTGAGAAAACAGGTTTATTATCTCGGCGCGCCAGTTATACCAGAAGAAAATCTGGAAGATTTTAGAACATGGCAGTTGAGCCCTGCTGGTTATGGTTCTGGCGCGGGGACCCAGCAGGCCATTAGGGAAGCGGTGCAATTCGTTCTAACTGGCACAAAAACAGTCATCATTTCCCAGATTTCTGGTGGTGATCCATGGGCTATAAAAATTATTACAATTACTAGCGAAAGCCCTGATTCTGAAATAATCCTTGCCGCAGCAGAGCCGGCAAGACCGCTGGGGTATTCGCTAAGCCATGAGTCGGTTGAAGAAATCAACCTTGTTCTTGGGGATCCAATTTATGGGCGGCTTGGTTCTGCCACACTATAAGCAAATAGGGCACAATAGAGGTACCCAGACAAGCGCGAGAGGCTAAAATGATTGCAGGTGTTTACAACATATATTGTGAACAGGGAACTACCTTTGGCCGCGTTTTTGAGATTCAATATCCAGATTCTGTTGACCCAGAAATATTCTATCCGTATGACCTAAACGGCCATACAGCAAGAATGCAGGTAAGAAGAACGATTGAATCGTCAACTGTTATGATTTCTCTAACCACAGAAAACGGTGGGATATCTATTGACGGGGACAATGGCAAAGTCTCCGTGATTATTACCGACACGCAAACCTCCGCACTCACTTCTAGCGGTGTGTATGACTTAGAAATTATTGATGGCGGCGGAAATGTGTCAAGAGTTATTCAGGGTGATTTTATTCTGTCGCCTGAGGTGACGAGATGAGTTCGGTGCCCAACAACGTCAATGTATTTCAGGACACTCCTAACCAGGTCATTGTTGACCAGGACGCACCAAATGTAGTTATCGTCCGGTCAAATGGCGCTGCAGGAAATACGAGGCGTCACATACATACACAGGCTATGCCTGCTACCGAGTGGGTGATTGAGCACACTTTGGGCGGGAAGCCGTCAATAATGGTGGTTGATTCTGCAGATACTGTGGTTATAGGTGAGGTAACATATAACAGCAACACGCAAGTGACGGTGACCTTCACTGCGGCGTTTTCGGGATACGCCTATCTAACGTAAGGGTGGCTAAATGGCAACAAAATTCGTCACAAATCTAGATCTCAACCAGAATCAGATTCTTAATGGTCGTTTTGAGGTCCTAGCCACAGACCCAACGGGGTTCCCTGGCCGGATGTACTACAACAGCGCCAATGGCGTCGTTCGCTGGTACGACGATACGGACTCGGCTTGGAAAAACGCCATAAATACGCTGTCAAAGACGGGCGATCATACAGACGCTATTACACTAACACCTGCATCTGATGGCAGTATTTCAATTTCTTTGAATCTTGCCGACACTGATTCGGCGGGTTTGCTATCTGCCGATTTTTGGAATCTTCTTACTGGAGCGACTTCAGAAGCAACAGTTAGCACGCTTGTAAAAAGAGACGCTAATGGCCAAGCAAAATTTGGCACCCCAACCGATCCTGCCCATGCTGCAACAAAAGCGTACGTTGATGCAGCCCGTTCAGGCCTGGATGTCAAAGCGTCTGTTCGCGCAGCGACAACAAGCGATCCGTGGGGTGCTCTGGCAGATCTGCAGGCCGGCGATACGCTTGACGGCGTTACCCTTGCTGCCGGAGATAGGGTTCTTATTAAAGACTCCGGTTCTGGCGCATCCCAAAACGGCATCTACGTCATTAATGATGGCGCCGCTCCAACAAGAGCAGACGATGCAGACACGAGTGCCAAAGTCACTGCCGGAATGTTCACCTTCGTTACAGAAGGAACGGTAAACGCCGACAGCGGATGGGTTCTTACAACTAACGACACAATCACTCTTGGCACAACAGAACTTTACTTTGCTCAATTCTCTGGCGCCGGGCAGATTACGGCAGGGAATGGTCTTACAAAGACGGGCAATACGATTGATGCTGTTGGCACTGCCGACAGAATCACAGTCAACGCTGATTCAATTGACATCGCCGCCACATATGTCGGCCAGACGTCAATTACAACCCTCGGAACGATTACAACCGGTACATGGGATGCAACGACAGTTGCGGTTACTGCCGGTGGTACTGGACAAGAATCGTTTACTGACAACGGTGTTATTTACGGCAATGGTACAGGCGCTCTTGACGTAACAGCGGCCGGCACTCAGCACCAAGTTCTCCGCGCCGCTGCTGGCGGTGTGCCAGAGTTTGGCGCAGTTGACCTTTCTCAGTCTGCTGCGGTTACAAACGATCTTCCAGTAACCCACGGTGGTACCGGAGCCTCAACTGAAGCCAACGCAAGAACTAACCTTGCGGCTGGAGGAGTTCAGGGTTCCGGCGTTACGACCCCTTCTCTTGCGAGAAAAGTTAGCAAGACTGTTGGCAATGGAGTTGACACTTCATTTACCGTAATTCATGGTTTTAATACAAGAGAAGTGCTTATTCAGGTTTACGATTCATCAAGTTATGACACGGTTATCGCTGACACGATTCGCACTGATGCGGATACCGTGACTGTTCAGTTCTCGTCAGCACCATCATCAAATGCCTTTACGGTTGTCGTAATCGGTTAGGAGAAAACATGAAACTATCAGCAGAACACAAGGCAATGCTCGCCTCTTACGCCCGCAGCGTTCTTGGTGCTGGCGTGTCAACCTATGTTGCCACCCAGGACATCAAGTTGACGCTCAACGCTCTGTGGGCGGCGGCGCTCCCAGTGGTGATGCGTTACCTGAACCCAGGCGACACAGCATTCGGCAAGAAGGCCTAATATAAGCCCCCGAGGGGGCTGCAAACAAGAAAGCGATTGAGGTCGTGACAAGATTCGTTGGCACTCCCCTGAGGGGGATTGAATTCAGTTCCCCATCTGATGAGGCTGTATCAGCCCGTGTCAACGGTGATGGTCACCCAAGAATCCGCATAGATGCAGGCGGGCGTATTACATGGTCAGCAGGATCATCTGCTGGTGACACCACTCTTTACAGGGATGGCGAGAACACCCTTGTAACAGATGATGTGTTCAAGGCCATCAGTGGTCTTATTACCGTAACCACAGACGGCATCCCCACTACAGCACTACCAAATGGCGCGATTGCCATTGACACTACTAACCATGTATTTTACTTCCGCTCCAACAATCTTTGGAATCAAGTCACCGGAGGGGGCGGAGCAAGTATTGAAATTAGCGACACACCCCCTGCAGAGCCGGAAGAAGGGGATCTTTGGTACGAGTCTGATACCGGTTCAATGTTTGTTTACTACGACTCCGCCTGGATTGAAACTGGCGGAGGGGGTGGCGGCGGTGGTGGCGCAAGCATTGAGGTAAGCGACACTGCTCCAATTGCTCCATCTGAGGGTGACTTATGGTTTGATTCAAGCACTGGTCGCAGTTTTATTTACTACGATTCTTCATGGGTAGAACTCGCTGGCGGAACACCAAGCATTACTTCAATCAATGACATTGGCGACGTTGTAATCACTTCCCCCACAGAGGGACAGGTCCTCAAATACAACGGAACCAACTGGATTAACAGCACAGACAATGCTGGCACCACTATTACTTCTCTTGACGACATTGGCGACGTAAGCATCGGTGAGCCTGCTAGTGGTCAGTTCTTGAAATGGAGCGGCTCAGCCTGGGTAAACGACGCTATTGACCTTGGCACAGATACAACTGGCAACTATGTTTCTGATGTAACCGCAGGCACCGGCGTCACCGTTACTCACACCCCAGGCGAAGGCTCAAACCCGACTATTGCGATTGGGCAGGCGGTTGGGACGGGCGACGCAGTAACTTTTGACTCAGTTACATCTGGAAAAATAAGAGTCGGGGTAACTGATACTGGGGAAATTGATACAACTACTGGGAACCTAACAATTGATTCAGCCGGTGGCACCGTTACGATTGACGACAATCTTGTCGTCACTGGAGATTTGACTGTCTCTGGAACAACTACAACTCTCAATACAGAGAATTTGCTCGTTGAAGACAACATAGTTGTACTAAATTCTGGCGTCACTGGTTCTCCAACTCTTAACGCTGGAATAGAGATTGAGCGTGGAACTTCTGTTAATGTGCAACTGCGCTGGAACGAGACAACAGACAAGTGGGAACTGACAACTGATGGCACAAACTATAAGGCCGTCACAACAGATGCCTATAGCGACCCTCGCTATGGCGCAATTTTGGCAATGGACGTAGGAGTTTGACATGGCCGCTGGCGACAGAACTGAAAAAAGACTAGATGGACCTGCGGAGATGCCGACCAGCAACGACACCCTCGCAACGGTCCCAGCATCACGGCAGTGGACGCTGAAGCAGGTTGTGTTTACTAACACTGGCGGTGCTGAGGCGTTGATCTATCTCGCTATCGGATCGGCGGCTACAGCGTCAAACCGTGTTTTGTCGGCGTTGCCGATTGCGGCGTACGACACGATTGTGTGGGATACGGCGTTGGTGTTGGAGGCCGCTGAAACCCTTCAGGGGTTTGCTGACCGTGCGGGCGTGAATTGCACGGTTATGGGTTGGGAAAAGGAAGTCTAGGGATGGGTATTTCTGCTGCTCTAGGGCCGTCTGCATTTTTTCCGGCAGGGTTGGGTTTCCGCAATCTTATCATTAATGGAAATATGCGGATTAATCAAAGGGGTACTACTACAAGTATCGCGGCAGGTCAAGCGGGTGCTTTGGTGTATACCGCAGATAGGTGGGCTATTTCATCTAGCGATTCAGGGCTTCCTCTTACTTTGAGCATGGTTGATATTGTTTCTACATCCCCTGGGGTGGATTATGCGGGTATAACACCTATTGAAAGGTATATTCGTTGGTATGGGGGCACTGGTGCTTCTAGAAGGCTTATTCAGAGAATTGAGAATGTCAACTCTCTTCCTCCGTTTCCTGTTACTGTTTCTTTTTGGGCAAAATCTCCAAGTAACAACGCAATACAAACCTTGAGAATTGTTCAGAATTTTGGGACTGGTGGTTCTCCGTCAAGTCAGGTTTCTACTACTGTTGCTACTTCAATTAGTCTTTCTTCATCGTGGAAAGAATATTCGTACACTTTTGTTCCTCCTAGTATTTCAGGAAAAACTCTTGGCACTACTGCAAACACCAGTTATGTTGCTCTGGAGTTTGAAAATAGTAGTTTTTCTTCTTTTGAGTATCATATTACTAATGTGCAGGTTGAAGTCAATCTTAAGGCAACCCCGTTTGAGCAGAGGCCGATAGGTGCCGAGTTGGCGTTGTGCCAGCGGTACTTTTGGGCTAAGCCTTTGTCTGTTACTGGGTTGCCTTCATTTCAGATTTCAGGTTTTGGAACATATGCAGTTGTTCCTATTAATGTTCTTAACCCGGTTCCTATGAGGGCTGTCCCTTCCGCCAGCACTGACCCAACATATCCAATAGGGTCTTACCCCCCATACATTGCAGACAATAATTCAAACCTTAGAACAATCACTTCTTACGGAATCTATGGCGGTGGGCTAGGTATTCAGTTTAATTATTCTGGCGCTGCACTAGGAAATGGAACAATTTATTTTGGCAACTGGGGCGACCCAAATAGAACTTTATGGCTTAGTTCGGAGTTGTAATGATTAAATATAAAGAATATAAAGATTTGGTTTCTGATTATCTATGCATGTTTCACAATGATGATTTTATTTGTGCTATACCTAAAGATTTAGCGAACACCGATTATCAGCAGTATCTTGCGTGGCTAGAAGAAGGCAACACACCTGAACCGTGGGAGGCCCAGTAATGGCTATCAACAACCTTGAGTCGGGGTTCAGGCCCGGAGTCTGCACATCAACCACACGCCCCACCACTCCGTATGAGGGACAGATGATCTACGAGACCGACACAGACCTTGTCAAAATTTGGAATGGTTCTTCGTGGGATGGAAATTTTATTTCTAGCGATTCACCATCGCTAACCGGGGTTCCTACATCACCTACTGCTACGACTGGTACAAATACGACACAAATAGCCACTACCGCATTTGCTAATTCTGCTGGTGGTCTAGTTTTTATTAAGTCACAAACGGTCGGCAATAATGTTTATTCTGTAACAGTATCTAGTGCCTTTTCTTCAACATACGATAACTATAAAATTCTTTATTCTGGGGGCGCTGGTTCTGCTAATGGCGATATGAATATTCAGTTGTCTGGCGGTACTAGTGCGGATTATGACTCTGCTATCACATATGTAACATTTGGTTCAGGTTCACCACAGGCCGCAAGGAGCGTCAGTCAGACATCTGCTAACTGGGCAGGGGCAAATTACACGGGTGGTACATACTGTGACATAACCGTGATGGGGCCAAATCTTGCCAGACACACAATTTTCAATTCTGAACTTTGGAGAACAGACTTGGGGTTAGGGAGGTCAACTTCTGTGCATAAAGTTGCTTCTGCTTATACTGGTTTTGTTCTTAGTTCTTCGTCTGCGATGAATGGAGGTGTTATCTGTGTTTATGGATACAGAAAGTCCTGAATGGCCCAATATCCAGATTGATGACCTTGTGCGTCCGATGACGGAAGAGGAATACGAGGCCTGGATGGAACAGCAGGCGAACACACCTGAACTATTGGGTGGTGAGTGATGGGCCTCAGTAATCAAATCCCGTCGTCTCGTATTGCTCAGGCTGGTGTTGTTGCTGACACTGCTAGCCGTCCTGTCTCTCCGTATGAGGGGCAACTGATCTACCAGTTGGACACGAATCAGTTGTTGGTGTGGAACGGGTCGGCGTGGGTTGCGCCGAACTCAACGACAGCAAACCCACCGGGATTAGAGTTGATTACGGGTGTTGGGTGTTCAGCGGGTGGCACAGCATCAAATGGTGTCATCACAGTAAACTCTGGAATATCAACAGTGAGTGTTACAAATGCTTTCAATTCAAGTTATGACAACTATAAAATTATGATGTCAAAAATTGACATTGATACTGCAGCCGCTTTTATTTTTTTCACATTAACTGGGGTAAACTCCGGTTACTACTCTGTCTACAGTTACCAAGCAGCATCAAGTGCAACTCCGTCTTACAACAGGATTAACAACGGAGCATACTGGGTCTTGGCTTATTCAAGCAGAACAGACGATGGTGCTGTTGATATGACGGTCTTCAACCCAAATAGGGGCTTTCGCACTAACGCTACATGGATGGCCAGCATGGAAGATGTATTTGGCTACGGCGGCGGGATGCAGGCAAATAATGAACCATACACTGGCTTTACGCTAAACATGAGTTCTGGAAACTTCAATGGTGGCACTATTCGGGTGTACGGTTACCGTAACTAGGGGTATGTAAATGGCTATTGATTTTCCTAACTCCCCAGCACTAAACGACGAATTCACTTCTGGCGACCGTACGTGGAAGTGGGACGGATCATCCTGGATTCTTTTGGTTGTCGGCGGCGCAGTAGGGCCGACAGGGCCACAGGGCCCACAGGGAGAAACTGGCGCAACCGGCCCGCAAGGCATTCAGGGTGAAACTGGTCCTGCTGGTCCGCAGGGGGTTCAGGGTGACCCTGGTCCGCAAGGTATTCAGGGCGAGACTGGTCCGGCTGGCTCTACGGGAGCCCCAGCGAACCGCAACCTCATCATCAATGGAGATATGCTGATAAACCAGCGTAATGCCACCATTACTGGCGCTGGGTACTCTGTTGACCGATGGTATTTTTTTAAGTTTGGTGGTTCCGCGATGAGCGTAGCGCAATCAACAGACGCGCCTACTGGGTTTACAAACTCCCTAAGAATGACGGCAACTCTAGGTCTTGCCGCTGGGACCAGTTCGGCTAACTACTTTGAACACCGTATTGAGGGAAACAATGTTGCTTTTCTAGCCTATGGCACCAGCGAGGCAAAGCAACTAAGCCTTTCTTTCTGGGTCCGTTCTGCAGCAACTGGGACTCATTCTGTCGCCTTCGGGAATAACTCTGAAGATAGAAAATACATTACTACCTATACGGTTAATGCGGTAAATACTTGGGAGTACAAAACAGTTACCTTGCCCGGTGATTCGTCTGGCACATGGTTAAAGGACAACGGCACTGGTCTGCGTGTTTACTTCCCCGTTCAGATCGGCAGCGAGCAGCAGACCTCAACGGTTAATTCTTGGTTTAGCGATTCTACCGGAATCATTCTTGGTGCAACTGGGACAGTTGATGCACTTGATACGACAAACGACATATTTGCCATTACGGGCGTGCAATTAGAGGCCAACTCTCAGGCGACCCCGTTTGAGCAGAGACCGTATGGTATTGAGTTGGCACTCTGCCAGCGGTACTACACCAATCTCGCATCCGGCACAGGCAAAGCGTTCGGATTGGCATACATGACAGGAAGCACAACATGGGAAGCAGTGCTTCATTTTCCCCAACATATGAGGGCTACCCCCACGCTGTCCTATGTTTCCGGCTCCCAATATTACGGTGTGTATGTGCTGGCCGTAGAACAAAGAGTTGATTCAATGACTCTTGACCAAGCAACACCCCATAGTTGTCGTGTGTATGGGTCTATTGTTGGTGCAACAAGCACTAACGGGGTAGCCGGGATGTTGTACACAAGAAATGCTAATGCGTTTATTTCTGTTCAGGCTGAGTTGTAATGCGATACTTGATTTGGAAACACGAACGGCCTGTTGGTTCACAGGAATCAATCATGGCACGAACTGAAGATGGAATGGTTTTGTCTATTCCCCCCGATCCTGCTAATACTGATTATCAACAGTATCTTGCGTGGCTTGCTGAGGGTAACACACCTGAACCGTGGGAGGTTGAGTAGTGGCTATTGACTTCCCAAATACACCATCCGTAAACGACGAATTTACTGCCGGTTCCAAGACCTGGAAGTGGGACGGCAGTGCCTGGCGTCTTGTCAGTGGAACCGGCGTAGGAATACCGCTTGATGATCTGACTGATGTTGGCATAACAACGCCACAAAATGGAGAATTCCTAGAGTACGACGGCTCAGAGTGGGTTAATGCAACTGGCGCTGATTCAGAACCAATTGGCCACGAAGATAAGTCAGAAAGCGTTATTTCATTCAATGAGGCAACAAGAACATTTTCTATTGCCCCAAGCGTAACGTCATATACGGTCTGGTGCAAGGGCGTACGCTACGTAAAGACCACAACAGAAACCGTCACGATTCCTGACACTACTGGCCTTTACTACATCTACTTTAATGCAAGCGGTGTTCTTTCTTATAAAACAACATTTTTTACATGGGATGAAGACACGCCAACTGCCTACGTCTATTGGAACGCCACAGACGATAAAGCGTATTTCTTCGCAGACGAAAGACACGGTATTACTCTTGACTGGGCGACACATGAGTATCTACACAGAACTCGTGGTGCGGCTATCGCTAATGGTTTTGGTGCTTCGGCATACACGCTACTTGGTGACGGAACTTCCGACTCTGATGCACAACTTGACATCGCTAACGGAACATTCTTTGACGAAGATCTTCAGGTTGACATTGTTCATTCAGCCACTCCCACTGCGGACACATGGGAGCAGGTTCTCCAGGGCGCTGCGGAGATTCCGGTCTTTTACAAAATTGGCGCTGGTGAATGGGTCGCTGACGCTCCGACCACCTTCCCATTAAAAGAAGGAGAAAGTCTCCCTGCATACAATGCCTTTTCTGGCGGAGTATGGTCAAAACCAGATTTGCCAAATAACAGTTTTGGCATATCTTATATTCTTGCTACCAACAATCTCAACTACCCAATTATTGCGGTTCTTGGACAGGCATCATACGGAGAAAAAGGCGCAGCAGAAGCAGCGTTTTATGAAAGTCTAAACCTTGATGGTTTTCCGGTTGTTGAGTTCCGACCGCTGTACAAAGTTATATACGAGTGCAAAGATTCGTATACAAACAACCCCAAGGCAGCGTTTAGGGAAGTAACAGACCTTCGCTCAATCATCAGTGGTGGATTCGGAATACCAACAGTCCCAGTCTCTGACCACGGAAATATGACTGGTCTTGGGGATGACGACCACACCCAATATCTAAACACTGCTCGCCATGATTCTCACGACCATTCAACGGCGATGGGAACTGTTGTTCTTGACGACATCAGCAACGTCTCTGCCTCGGCTCCAGATACTGGAGATTTCTTAAAGTTTGACGGTACTTCCTGGGTGCCAGATTCTGTTCCCACAATTAACTCTCTTGACGATGTTGGTGATGTGACAATTACAAGCGTTACATCTGGCCAGGTTATTGGGTATGACGGATCTGGGTGGGTTAACGCAAATTTAGGTGTTCCATCGGGATCAATCACGCAGTTCGCTGCATCGTCGGCTCCCACTGGGTGGTTGATCTGCGACGGTAGCAATGTTTCAAGAACGACTTATGCAGCACTGTTTGCGGTAATTGGCACAACTTACGGTTCTGGTGACGGTTCTACGACATTTGGAATACCAAACTTAAAGGGGCGCATACCTGTCGGTTTTGACTCTGGTCAGGCAGAATTTGATGGTCTTGGAGAAACTGGTGGTGCAAAAACGCACACGCTTACGGTCAATGAAATGCCAAGCCACACCCACACTCAGAATGCCCACGCGCACTCTGGTACAACTTCAACAGCGGGGGCGCACACTCACACATACAACGAGGCTTATAACACAAGCGGAATGGGTCCTGCTGGATCATATGGTTTCTATCACTACGCGCGACTAGCCAATACCTCATCAGCCGGTGACCACTCTCACTCGTTTACCACAAACAACACAACCGCAACAAACCAAAACACTGGTGGCGGAGCGGCGCACAATAACCTGCAACCGTACTTAGTCCTTAACTACATCATCAAGACCTGAGGTAAAAAATGTCTATCCCAGTACAAACAAGATTAGTCAAAACTCCTATTGACGCAACCGACGAAGTTGTCTATACAGTTCCTTCGTCAACCGATGTTCTGATTACGCAGGTAATGCTGTGCAACACAAGCGCAAGCACTGTGACCGTAAGCCTTGCTTTAACGGACAGTGCTGCTACAACTTCTGCTGCGACCGACAGGTTTTTTAGCGAATTCTCAATTAGCGCCAACGAAACAGTCATGGTTATGACAAGTTTGCCGATATCTAATGGCGAAAAAATTTGGGCGAGCGCTTCTGACGACGATGTAGTAAACCTGATTATTTCTGGAGTCGTAACAACAACGGTGTGATATGACGTACTTCAACAGCATTTCAAGAATCAACAAACAGGCTGACATCAATGACTTCATTGATGCTGCTGACCCTATTTATGGAACTGGTTCTGACGGAAATGCCGTACTTAATGGCATAGATACAGTGCTTGGAATGGTTCCAGGCTCAGAGGGGCAGGATGACAATGTCTACTCAATGACGAGAGACATGTACTTTCATAACTTGACCATAAATGACCAAGTACGTCTTGCCCCCAAGGGGTACAGAATATTTGTCAAGAATATGCTTATGATGCATGGCACCTCCATTATTGGCTTTACATCAGGATGGTCAACCCCTGGAAGTATTTACCAGGGGGGTGCGGCTTTGCAGTCGGTAACCCATTCGCTGGGAGGTTCTGGAAATACGACAACTGCAACGCCACCACTGGAATCCCTGGGTGGAACGTCGTGGTGGACTGTCCCCCATCAAGCAATTAAGGGCTACTCCATAACGGCATCCGGTGGACCGACGTGGCTCAGAGGGGGTGCCGGTGGCTCAGGGGAGGCTGGTGGCGGAGTAGTTATTATTGCTGCCCGCTATATATCTGGCTTTGGTTCCATAGCCGCCCCTGCTACACCTCCAGCGGGAGGCGGAGTAATACTTATAGTTTCAAGCGCGCCACAACTACCGTACTCTATAGAAACTGATGTGACGGGCGATTTTCCAGGAACAGTCAACTACATGCAGTTGGTGTAATGAATCATGGAAAGATTAAATAGGCCAGAATATCTTCAGAGGTCTGGAAATGACCAAATCTATGGTAGCGGGCTAGATTCAGACGTAGTAATACCATCTGGTTCAACAGTATCACTAACATCTGATATGTACTACAACACCCTAGATGTACAGAGTGGCGCATTTTTGTCAACAAATGGATACAGGGTTTTTGTAAAAGAAACCCTTACACTCAATGGGTTTATAGGGATAGGAAGCATTAGTGAAAACACTGTTTACGAGCCAGACAGTCCAGTTCCAGACGGCACAGTAAGTGGCAATTCTTCTGGCGTCATCACATACAGGACCGGCGGCCAGGGCGGTGGTTACACCAGCCCTGGAGCAACGGCACTACCTTCTTATTTGTACAAAGACATTAATGCAATGTCGGGTGGTGTATTTTTTGATGTCTCATCCGGGATAACCCCAATTAGTGGCGGCTCTAGTGGGACAGGCGGAAGTCAGGGCGCAGATGGGCAGTCTGGAGAAACAACTCCAGCATTAACAGATTTGGATACTTGGCCCGGGAAAGAAGGTTCCCCCGGCGCTGCGGGAGCAGCGACAGGAAGCGTGAACAGCGTAGTTAACCCCTACAGGCTGACAATTGGGGTTCCCGGCGGCGCAGGAAGTGCAGGAAGTGCAGGAAGTGCAACAGGGGCGACGCCTGGTCTCGGAGGTGCTGGCGGTCTAGGTGGAGCAGGCGGTTCTCCAGGCTATGGCGGTGGAGTTGTTTGCGTAGTGGCAAAGCACATAGTCGGAAGTGGAAAATTTATTTCACTAGGGATGTCGGGTTCCGATGGCTCACTTGGTCTACCTGGCTCTCCAGGACAAACTGGCAATCCTGGTACTGCTGGGTCTTCTGGAACCCCAGCGCCAAATTTGGCCTATCACGTTCCCCCTGTAGCGAATCCACTTACTTACACACACAATCCCAGTCATCACCACGGCTATGCAATTTTCTCGGATTTTCATGCTCACACAGTAAATCCGCATCCACACTGCTGTGGAACCCATCAGCCTGCTTTTCATTCTCCTGGCGACTATAAAAATGCTGCCTACCACATCGCGGCTAGTTACCACGGCGGCCATTACTTCAACTCCGGTCACTATCACCACTACGGCGCAAGACACCATCCACACTCAAACGACGGACACGGCGGCATTACACACACCCACAACTGGCCTTCAGTTATCCATTCTCACGCAAAACGGAACCATGCCGGACAGCACAGTCATCCGGCAACAAACGGCACATTCCATGGAAGAATTGAGCATGTGCATGCCGGTGGCCACGATGGGCACATTCACGCTGGACACGCCCATCCGGCGCACACACACGGTCATGCAAACGGAAACGACCTAGGAAACGGGACAAACCAGGGAGGCGGTATGCAGGTGGGCGGTGGGCACCACCATGGTCCCCATACTTATAGCAACGGATATCTCAATGCCAACAGATGGTCACACCACGCCAACCCACAAACCTTTACCGCCCAGCCCGATGGCCATTGGGCTGGAGGGGCTGGAGGGGCTGGGGGGGCTGCCGCTCCAGCAGTAACTGGAAGCGCAGGCACTGACGGACAGCCGGGGAAAAGGGGAGGCGCTGGCGGAGGAGGTTCTATTTTGCTAGTATGTGATAGTGTCGCCGGTACGATAACATACGACACAAGAGCAGGATTACTGGATTCCAGCGACAACTTTTCTGCTGAAAATGGTTCGGCATATATACTCATAAACGAATAGGAAAAAAATGGAACTCAATCTCACAAACGAACAAAAACTGCAGTCCCTACAAGCAGCAGAAAAAACACTTGCGCTTGAGATTTACAACACACTTATTCGTGTCGGTGCTGACCCAGATTCCTTTGATGAGTCAGAGATTGAATCACTAAGGGCACCCGCAACAGAGGGTGAAGTGATGAGATTGAAGCAACTGATAAGTTCCATCAATCTCGTAAAGGAAAAAATTACTTCTCTATCGTGATGGGGCATGAAAAGGCAAATTTACGTCCCATTTGCAAAACTTGAAGAAGGCAAAATACCAGAGATAGCAGTATCTTTGTCAAAAGATTTGCAACTTGGAATCCAAATCGGGAAACAAGAAGAGACGGATATTACTGAAATTACGGTTATTCAAATACCGGAAACAGATATTCTGTCGTATAAACGCGAAGTTAAAAAGGGATTCTTAAATCCTATTGACTACACAAATGAGTTTATTACTTTTCCTTCGTCTGTATTTATTAAGATTACGGATGAGCACGGGAATGAAAGCGTCTTTGCTCCTAGAGTCAGAGAAAGTCATTCTGCAAAGTTTAGGGTGAGAATGAATACAGAAGGTCAATACAGTTTTAAAATACTGTCAGAGGGGGACGCTGTTATTGCAGAAGGAACTTTTGGTGTCTTATGATTTTTGAAAATCCAGCAACGTGCATCAGTATTTACAAAGATGTTTTTGACCCTAAAGATTTCATTCAAAAACTTGAACAATCAATAGAAAATGATGAAGAAACAGAACTTTTCTGGGAATATTCAAGAGTTGGTGGAGGTTCTGGACATCTCAATAAGCACAGAACCTCAATGAGTTGCATGGCAACAAGTCTTTTGCCCCCATATGGAATGACTGAACTTTCTCAAATCTTTAGGTCTGAGATATACGCCCCCTGCATTGAGGTCGTCAATGACTATGTTGAAGACCATTCTCTTAGCGGCGGAAGCCATGAACTTATCTCAATCCTTAAATACACAGGAATGGCCGAATACAAAGCGCACCATGACCACCATCCAGAAAATAAAAGAGTTTTTAGTCTTGTAGCAAGCCTCGGGACAGCAGAAGTTGGCGGAGAACTTGAATTTGTCAATTTTACTTTTTCAACAAAACTTGACCCTGGCTCAGTGATTCTTTTTCCAAGCAACTTTCCATACACACACATCGCTCATCCCGTCCAAAAAGGAACTAAGTATTCAATGGTAACGTGGTTCCAATGATGGAAAAAACAAAACCTCTTTCATTTGGCATAGTTGGTTCAGGCACAGCAGGACTAATAACCGCACTAATGCTGAGAAAAGCATTTCCAAGTGCGCCCGTAACTATTATTTCTTCATCTCAAATAGGCATTATTGGTGTTGGTGAGGGAAGCACTGAGCATTGGTCTGAGTTTATGAAGCACTGCGACATAGACCTTGAGGAGATGATTGTCTCAACCGACGCAACCCACAAGTATGGAATCCGATTTGAAAACTGGACTACTCATACGCCAAAGTATTTCCACAGCGTTAGTGAAGTTGATGAAATATTTGCCTGGGGCGCGTTTGCCTCCTACGCATATTTCATTGAGAACGAAAAATTATTTACCGACCAGACAACTTCCGTAGGCCTTGTCAGAAATCAAATACGTGTTCATGGACTCCATAGGTCCACAAACCAGTTTCATTTTGATACGAATAAACTGAATGAATACTTTGTGTCGCTTTGTTTTAAGAGGTCAATTAAGTTTGTTGATGGAATAGTCAATGACATAGTTCTTGACGCGGAAAGCGGGAACATTGTATCTGTTAAGACGGATATGGCAGATTCAGTTGAGGCCGATTTCTGGTTTGATGCTTCTGGGTTCAGAAGAGTCTTGATGGAAAAACTCGGAAATCAGAAGTGGAATTCTTTTAGCGAGTATCTTTTAACAGACTCAGCAATTGCGTTTCCAACAGAGTCCGACCCATCGGGTCAAATTCGCCCCTATACAAGGGCGATAGCAGGCGATAGCGGCTGGGTTTGGGAAATACCAACACAGCAACGTCGTGGTAACGGATATGTATTTTCTTCCGCTTTTTGTTCAGAAGATGAGGCTGTTAAAGAAGCAGAAAAAATATCTGGCTACAAGATAGACAACTACAGACACTTCAAGTTTGACGCTGGATACCTTGATTCGGTATGGGTAAAAAACTGTGTTGCGATTGGTCTTGCTGGCTCTTTTGTTGAGCCGTTAGAAGCAACAAGCATCGGCTCTTCAATCCAACAAATTAAAATGATGATTCCCTATCTTGCGGCATATGACCATTCGTACACAAAGTCACAAAAACACTTCAATAAGTCGTATGGCGAGATTATGAGAAACATACTCACAATGATTCGCCTGCATTACTACAGCGATAGGTCTGACACGGCGTTCTGGGCGGCGATGAAGGAAAAGCCCCTTAACGAAGAGTTGCAGGAACTTATTGATATCTGGTCAGAGAGACCCCCAAACAGGACCGACGTTCCTCATTTGCATATGGAACTTTTCCACACTCCCCATATGGCTCATGTCGCTCAAGGACAGGGCGTATTTAGCGCTGGGCCATCTACTAGGACAATTGACAGATTGCACATTAGGACGCAGGTTGAAAATGTTGCCGCACAGATGAGGGAGTCTCGTCATAACCATGAACTCATTGACCATGCTGTTGCATTGAGGCAACTCAGCGCAATTGAGGATGAATGGTCATGAAGAAGAATCCCAAAGTAAAGCCTGGTCAAATACGAATTACCCCGCTTGACAACAGACTGATGGAGATGCCCCCATTCATTAATTCTGTTGAAACCTATCCGTCTTGGTTTAAAAGACTGCATAAAAATCCAGGCTCCCTAAGAAGGTGCGCTGGAATAAATGACTTCTATAACATAGGGGTCACCATCCCCTGTTGGACAAATTTTGATTTTAGGCCGAGTAATGAAGGAAGATGGGAAACAAGGGGCGCAAACTTTGCGTTTGCTTCAGGCGGCACAGATGTTTCCAAAATAGAAGGGTTTGATTACGAGGCTGCCGTGGGATGTCCTATTAACGATGTCAGAAACGGCAAAACAAGAGAAGCCCAGTATCCCAAGATTGTTAATCCATGGAGATTTGAGACAGCGCCTGGGTGGTCGTCGCTTTTTCTGCCGGTTCTATGGGAGCCAAACAATAATTACGACGTTCTCCCAGCCGTTGTTCATACGGACTTTTACCACACAGCAAATATTGTCTTAAATATTAAGACAGACTCTCCTTTTTCTATCAAATGGGGAACACCCTTGATGATGGTGATTCCATTTCAGCGTTCGTCAAATACAAAAGAAATCTTATTCAATGACGAGTCTTATTACAGATTTGTGGCCAGCACTGGTTTTGGCATGGGTCACATAACCCCTCTTGAGGGCACTGCTGCTCCATACAGGAGGGAACGCGTGAGGGTAGACAATGCCCTTACCGAAAGAGGGAAGTATTCTATTCTTGAGAGACTGAGACTGAAAAAATAGGAGCAAGTATGAATATTTCAAATTTTCTGACTATACAGGACAGGGCCGAGGCGCTTAATAAAATAAAGGAACTTCTTATTAAGGACCTTTATATGAATCTTCTTGTTGTAGGTGTTGACCCGGATTCTTTTGATTACACAAACGAACAACAAGTCAATGAAGCAACCGCAACTTTTGAAAACATACCAAGGCACGAGCATCTAGCAAAAATGAGCGTCGCTCGCAATGTTGATAAACTAAAAGTAGTTATCAACAAGATTGAGGAACTTGAAAATGCTTGATATTGACACACTTCTAAGAGATTCCAACCCCCATGACAGAGGGATTTTCTTCATTGAAAAATGCGTTTTCCTTACAGAGGAAAAACCTGACTCTCTCCAAAACATGGAAAGATGCGACAATCTCTCATACACGGGTGTTCTGGTAACGGAAGGCACTGAGTACCAGAGTCACGGACATGGGTTTGTGAAGCGGTCTGAAGTTTCTGACTTCGTTGTGGAAGTCAATAATGTTACAAAATACGAGCATGTCATCAATTGTGAGCCTGAATTCTATATTACATATTTAGAGATGGAGTCATGGTTTGACATTCAGTCCGACCCAACTCCATCAACCATGTGGGCCGCAAAATCAATGATTCAACTTTTTAAAACAATGAGGGAATGGTCACAACTTGTTGGTGGGGAATTCAACTCAGAACACCCAATGGCCATCTATTCAAAGATGATTTTTGAAAGGCTAAGTCCTCCTCAATCAATCATTGACGAAATTGACTCAATGCCGGATATGCACTTAGTTAGGTTTCTAAAAGGCGACCCAGACTATAAGAAGATTCCGCACCCTTATCCACCGGCATCGTCTTCATTTAATGACTGGGTTATCTCGCTGACGGTTGACTACAGCGGAAAAACTTTTGAACAGATTATCAGTGAACTCTAAATTCTGACCATTATTGAAGACGGGCCGTATACCGCTGCATTTGACTTGGTGTATTGAGGCGTGTCAATAACTTTTATGTTGGGCAAATTTTCTACTATGTAGTTCATTGCGGCTGTTATCTCCGCTTTTGCCATAAAAAGACCGGAGCACCTATGAGCGCCCCATCCAAATGCAATGTTTGGCTTTCTTCCATCCTGAATATCTTCAGGGTTTTCAAACTCAAAAGCATCCCTGTTTGCGGATGTGATATTTAAAAAAACTATCGTTCCTTTGGGGAACATCGTGTTTCTATAGTTGATGTCCTGTGAGGCAATTCTGCCCGTTTCGTGAACGGCGTTTGTGATTCTTATAACCTCATCAATTATCCATGACCTGCTTTGAGGGTTGTCTCTGTATTCATTCCATATTTGTTGTTTGTTTACAATAAGAAGGAAAACTGAGCCGAGTTGATGAAAAACGGTGTCAATTCCTGCCGTTGTTATTGTCTCAATAAATGTGATTATCTCTTCATCGCTCATATTTTGACTTTTGTCAACTGGATGCACAAGCCTGGATATCAAATCATCTTTTGGATTATTTCGGCGCTCTTCAATAAGCGAGAGAATGTACTCATCCATTTCTTTTTGTGATGTCAATATTTCTTCAGTTGACTTCCGATAGTTGTTTTCCCAATTTTTCAGCAGGTTTTCACCCCATCGCGAATAGTCGTCAGCCCTATCTCTTGGAAGTCCAATCATGTCACATATGACAAGTATTGGAAATTTTTTGAAGATTTTTTGCGATATGTCAAATTCATCTCCTGGGCTAAATGAATTAATAAGTTCCGAAAAAGTGCGATTAATTTCTGAATCCATTTTCATTACGGCATCTTTTGAGAATGCCGCATTTGCTATTTTTTTAAGTTTTTTGTGTGGCTCGCCGTCTACTGCCAACATCCCTGTTTTTCTTCTTGTCTTAAACTCTTGCGTTGTGTATGGATTTAGGTCAGCAAGTAACCCAACTGCAGAAAGCCACCTTGAATCAGATAGAATATTTTTGCAGTCTTCATTTCTAAGTATTGAATAGCCAAACATACTTTTCGCTATCCAGGAATCCGCACTAGCGTCTACTGATATTTTGACAAGAGACTTGCGTGATATCGTATTTTCTTTTAATTCAGCCCTTGACGGAATTGACGGGATATTTTGCAAGGGCAAATTTTCGTTCATATGTTAGATTTTACACATGAAAAAAAAACAAAGCGGATCTGCTTGTGTGTTCAAACTAATTGAATGGACCGCCCCATCACTTGTTTTTATAGCAATTATTTGTCACGCATTTGACCTGTATCCGATTGGTCCTGCCATACATCTAGTCGGCGCCTCTTTGTGGGTTTATGTTGGCATCAAGAAGAAGGCTGGGCCTATTTTGCTAAACTTTGTACCACAGATTCCTGTATGGCTTTCGGGTCTTGTTTATTGGTTGGTTAACTGATGTCAACATTTACAAAAGTAAAACTGAGTGGCGCTGGAGACTCAAACGGACCAATCATTGACACATTCCCTGCGTATCTTCTTGAGCCAGTAGTCCACGAGACAGGAACAAGCAGTTCAATTTTAGATGAGGTTTGGTTCTGGATTACAAATCCATCACTAAACGAATACTTAGTAGACGTAATAGTTAATGACGTTTACTTCATGAAAGAAAAAGTTTATCCCTCATCAACATGGCTGGCTTTGCCAGGAATACCGTTTTCTGGAGATGGCGAAAACGTTACGACTATTAAGTTTCGCGCCCTAGATGGCATACTTGGATCGGAATGCTATGGATTTGGCTATGTAAACAGGATAGTCCAATGACATTCAGGGATACTGAAGCATATAACAACTCAAGACGCATACCTGAAATAGAACAAGACATATCGCTGAACGCGGCGGGTATTGCTACTGTTTCAAACACTGTCAACAACATACTGACACTAGGCGGGCTATTTTCTTATAGTTCTACTACTTTTTATGCCCAGTCTGTCCATATGGGGGCAATGATTCGCTCCACGGGATCTTCTGCAAACACTTTTTATGTACAGCAGAATATTACTTATTCTCCTGGAAGAAACTTTCACATCATGCAATACGGAACAGGAAGAACAAACATTAGAGGATTTACCAATGTAACCCTAAGATCCGCGGTTGGCGACTCAATTAATAACCCCGGAACTGCAACAATTTACCTAAGAACGCGATATTCGTCAGCAACAATAATTATGATTACCCAAAATGAGTGGGTAGTAGTTGGAGATATATCTTCGTCATGATTCTGCAGGGAATGTTGGCTTCTTCAAGAAGACAACAAATAGTTGCTACTGGTGGTTCTTCTGTTACTTCCTCCGGTGGGTACAAGGTGCACATGTTTACAGCAAGTGGTACTTTTTCCGTAAGCCAAGGTTTTGATGAAATAGAAATTGACTTTCTTGGATCCGGTGGAGGAGGAGGTTCTGACCACAACGGAGCAGGCGGCGGTGGCGCCGGCGGAAGAATTATTACTAAAGCGTTCGTTAGGGATGGGTCATATTCAATAGTCATAGCCGCTGGTGGAGCAGGTGGGCCCGGCCACTCGGCTCCTGGATTTAGTGCTGGTAACTCAACATTTTCAGGGCCAGGGGTAAACACAATTACAGCGATTGGTGGAGGGCGTGGTGGAGCGTACGCAAACGCTGGTTTTTCCGGTGGATGCGGTGGTGGGGGTGGCTTCTATCAGCCAGGAGGAACAGGCCAGCAGGGGTTTGATGGTGCGTGGGGCTACCTATATTCAGGCGGCGGTGGGGGCGGTATTGGGTCTGCTGGCACCGCTGGAAGCGCTGCAGGATTTCCAACATACTGTGGACCAGGTGGAGGTGGTTCAGCAGTTCCACAGTCTGGGTGGATTTTTACTTCTCTTTTTCGGGGTGGAGGTGGCGGCGGTGGGGGCGGAGACTATGGAGCAACAGCGACCCATGGTGGAGGTCGCGGATACGGCGTAGCAGACCCAACATATATTGGCCAAAATGGCACCGCACAATACGGTGGCGGTGGTGGCGGGGGTCGGGATCTCGGCGGGTCTGGTGGGTCTGGTATTTGCTATATAAGGTATAGGGTTTATCCATAATGGCCCACTTTGCTTTCCTAGATGAAAATAATGTTGTCGTCAATGTAATAAGGGTTGACAACTCTGACTGCTTAGATGAGAACGGCAATGAATCTGAGGAGGTTGGCATCGCGTTCTGTAATTCAATAATTAAAGGAAAATGGGTACAGACTTCTTACAACAACTCATTTAGAAAAAATTATGCAGGGATTGGCTATGCCTATGACCCCATTCTTGATGCCTTTATACCACCTCAAAACTTTTCTTCATGGATTCTTGACGAAACAACATGCAGATGGAATCCCCCGGTTCCGATGCCGGAAGAAGGGCAATGGTATTGGGATGAAAATAGCCAATCATGGATTGAGGTAGAATTAACGTCACAAGAAGCGACGGAGGCCTAAATGCCTATTAAAAAATTCGTAAATGATGAAATTCTTGACGCCACAGAAGTCAACCAGTTTTTCATGGACCAGGCGTTCGTTGTCTTTGACACAATCGCACAAAGAGACGCAGCGTTTGGCGATGTTGACGAGCCGGAACTTCAGGAAGGGCGCTTTGCCTACATCAAGGATGACGGTACTGGAAATCCTGCAACATATATTTACACCCAAACATCTCCTGGAGTTTTTGCATGGACAAAGCAGGTTGCCCAGGTTGAGGACGGCGCCGTAACTACAGCAAAATTGCTTCAAACGTCGGGATTAGAAGCAGTTACAACAGCAACAATTAGAGACGCTGCTGTGACAAGTGCAAAACTTGGATCTGGGCTTACCCTTTCTGGCACTACAACTCTTTCAGGCACTGCCTCTATTGGGCAACTTCTGGAGAAGGCAACAAGAAACTCAACAGCCATTACCTCTACAGCCACAGATACCAATGTCAATTTTCTTGACGGTGCTGTCTACTGGTTCACTGGTGCGCATGCAGCAAACATGAGAATCAACTTTAGGGGAAATGCTGGAACTCGGCTAACCGATCTGCTGACTACTGATTCAAATTCAGCGACTATTGTTGTGATGATCCAAAACCCAAACTCAAGACAGTTTGGAACATCTGGAATTGTTGTTGATGGAGACAAAACCTCACCACCTACAGTGACCACATACTGGTTCGGCGGCGCAATCCCGGCAGGCGGAAGCGGCATTGATATTTACACTTTTACTTTTGTAAGAACTGGGACTAATGCGGTTGCTGTTTTTGCGAGCCAGGCTAGATACGCGCAGGTGTAGTAGTGCCTTTTATAGCGGGAAGAGGAAGTTCGTCTAAGGGTTATTCTGGATTTGCCAGAGTACCCTCTGTTCCTGCTGCACCAACAGTTTCAAACGGCTGTGTAAATACAACTTACAACTGGACAAAGCCAGCCGACAATGGGCTTGATATAACTAAGTACGAATATCAAGTTTCAACCAACGATGGTGCCTGGTCTGCTGGAACTGAAGTTACTTCGTTGAGTCATCAAATACTCACTCAATACAACACAAACAGATACAAAATACGAGTGCGGGCTTTCAATGCTTATGGCTGGAGCGAATGGAGCACGGCTTCTTCTAACAACATTCCATGGACAATTGAGACCGATACGTCGTGTACTGATGGAACGTGTTTTGACAACACATGTACAGACGGAAGTTGTTCTGAAACAATAACAGAAAACTATACAAATGGATGTCCTGACTGTATTGAAACACAAACGGACTGTAATGACGGCACTTGTTCTGAGACTCTATACACCTGCAATGACGGTTCTTATGTTGGCAATAACGGATGCGACACAACATGCACTCAGCAACTCGTTTGTGGCGATTGCGGCAATAGACAGCAAAAAAGAAGTACATATAAAACAAGAACTAGAACCAGATCTCGCAGCAGAACTAGGACAAGATCAAAAACTAGAACAAGAACACGCAGTAGAAGCAGGACAAGATCAAGAACTCGTTTTATAAATCCTTCAGTATCTTGTACTGCCGGACCATACACCGCATGGACATACTCTGATGGCGGCTCAGAAACAGTATGGGTCACTCCGTGGGTTTATACTGCATACCCAGACTTTTCAACAATTTCCTGGGTTTATACTGCCTATCCGGACTGGTCAACAATTGCTTGGAACTACACCCCGTATCCAGACTGGTCAACAATTGGGTGTACAACAACCACCTGGGTAGACACTACGGGGGTTTGTGTTCCTTCCGACAGTTGGGTTGATGTTGACGAATATGTAACATACGATGTTCTTACTGTCGTCGGTGGCGCGCTATCTCAGTATGTAGCATCTAATGTGGTCGGAGGAGTAGGTTGGGTCTATACAAACTCTTCTGGTGCTTATGCATTTCCGTGTCCCGATGGGTACTACGGTCCCACAAATGTAGAAAGATGTACTCTTACTGGCGTTTATAGAGCAGTTGGTCCGACCTTCTGCAATCCATATTCACCACCTTTTTAGTTAGGAAAATAAATGTCTAAATATTTTATTTTTGTTGTTGATGGAGAAGTGGCAGGTGGTATAAAAACACCTATGCACGTCACTCCCGACGACAAGGTGCAACCGATATCGGAAAAGTTTGTTGCCATAATGTCAAGTGATCCAAAAATCATTCCATCTGAAGTATCAATTCCAGAAGGCTGGATGTGGGATGGCGAGAAGTTCTACGATCCGCTAGAATCTGGTTCATGACAAATCCGTGGCAAGAGTGGAAAAAGAAGAATCTTGAAAGACAGCAGCGCGGTGAAGTAGGGCCGACTGCTCTCTTCAACCCTGATACGCCAAAGGTTTCTGATGGTATTGCTGCCGAGAGAATGGCAATCTGCGAGCAGTGTCCAGAACTTCTCCCGACAAAACAGTGTCGCCAGTGTGGTTGCATAATGCCACTAAAGACAAAACTAGAACACGCAACCTGCCCTCTTAATAAATGGTAAGAGTCACCTCTGCTAAAATTGTGCAGAGGTGTGTGGGTGAACTTAAAACGACTGCTCAGATTAATAGTCATTGCCCCAGTTGCGATACTGGGCATGTTTCCTTCTTCAGTTAAAGCGGCCACTTTTACTACTTACGGCGCATCCGATTATTACTTCACATTTGCAGAACCTGAAACTCTTGATTTCAGAACATACGCACAGCAGTATGGAATTGACTCAATGTTGTGGCTTTATCAAGAGCAAATCATTGATGGTCAGCAAGTCTGGAATCTAGTAACTGCCAACGACGATCACTATGGTCTTGATTCAAGAATTTTGTATGAGGCGCAGCCGGGTAATTACAGACTAAGAACCGGGGTGTGTTGTGGCAATCCAGACGCCTGGTATGGGACTAGTTATGTTGTTGAAACTCAGTCTGAGCCGACTCTTATATCGGGTCCAACCACCAGCACCACAACTGTCCAGATGTTCCTAGGGGTCCCAACGTCTGTTTCTGTTGAGCCAAGAGAAGACGGTGTTTTTTTAAATTGGGAAGCCGCGACCAACGACTCTGGAATTTCCCCAGAGAGATACGCAATATCGTGGTCAAATGGTCAATCAGGATGGGGAGTTGCCACAGGTAATGTCGGTGATGCAAATTCTTTAAATACAGAAATTCTTCTTAGTTATGAACTATTCAGTTCAACCGGAGGGCTTGACGCAAACTATATTTTTACAGTCAGAGCAGACAACGACACAAATGGTGTCTATTCACAAACTTCAGATCCAGTTTCCCTGCTTATATCTAGCCCTACAACTACAACTACAACTACAACTACAACTACAACAACTGTTCCCACAACCACGACTACTACCTCAACTACAATTGTTGAAACTACAACAACTAGTACGGAGGTTCCTGTTGCAACCAGTACCAGCACTTCGGCCCCCCAAACTACGGTACTACAACCACCAGAACAACAGGAAACAACGCCACCGACGACGACGGTACAAATAACTATCGCTACTACTGCACCAACAACTACAGCCGCTCCGACTACCACTATTGCTCCGACTACAACATTTTTTGCAACCACTACAACAATTTCGCCAACAACTACAACCGTTATCCCAGAAATAACTCCTTCAATATCAACTGAACAGGCTGTAGCAATAGCAACTACCGCTAAAGCCTTAGAGCAGATAACACAAGAAGAGGCAACTCAAGTATTTGCTGCAATTGATGTTTCTGAACTCACATCAGAGCAGGCAGAACAACTTGTGGCCGCAGTTCAAAACGCGCCAGAAGAAGTGAGGGAAGCGTTTGAGGAAGAGATCAATGTTTTTGATGGCTCAACAGATTCTTACGTTCCACTAGGTTCTTCTATTCCAGTCGGTGCTAGAAGAGTCATAATTGGAGTATCTGCTGTAATGGTTTTTGCTGCACCACCTGTAACAACATCTAGGAGAAATTAATGAGAAAATTGCTTGACAACCTTGGCGATCTTTCATGGACGCTTGGCGGAACTGGGCTAGTCCTAATCACCCTAAGCGGTGATACAAGAACTTGGGGAATTTGGATATCTGTTGTATCTCTAGCCGTGTATCTCGCCGCTCTTTTTGCCAGCAAAGATTAAACACTGCTGTACAATATTTAGGTCGGCCATACAAGAGATTGGAAGAATATGACACGTCCATATCCTTACTACCCAGCATTTGACGGCAAGAAGGCCCAGCCTGGGACCGTAAAACTGGTTGAACTCTGCGGTAAGCGCTGGAAGACAAAGAACCTAGGTATTTACTCGGCGCGCCTTATGAGAAACTCGCATACCCAGGGAAAGAAGATTGGCGATCCCGGTATGGAGAAGTGGTTGTCTGTGCATGCCACTGGTGCTGCGGCGGATATCGGCTATGACGACCGCAAGGTTGGCGTGGAGATGTGGGAGTGGTTTCTAAAGCACACCAAAGAACTCGGGATTGTTGAGATCCACGACTACGCATTTGACGCTAACGTCAAGGATGGAAAGCCTGGCTACGGCCGTGGATACCGTTCATCACGCGGCGAGGGCGCCAAGGGCGTCAAGATTTTTAACGAAAAGGACAATGCTGGTTCTTTCGGCGGAAAGTGGCTCCACATTGAACTTGACCCAGAGATGGCCAAGGACGCTGCGAAGTTTGAAGCAGCCTGGCGTGCCCTGCCCAAGCCGGAAAAAAAAGACTGACCGCCCGGCTTAGAAGGCCAAAAAAGGGCGGTACTAAGTAATGGAAAACATAATCATCGCCATCATCGGCATGGTTAGCGCTCTTTCTGTGGCCCTCATTGAGAAGGGACGCAGGGAGAACAAGTCCGACCATGCTGCTCTCAGGGAAAGACTTGACTTGATCGCAAAGAATCTTGGAAGATCAATTGACAGAGTTGAGCAAGCCGCTATTCGTACTGAAAAAAAGATTGACGACCACATCAACGACCATGCGATAGGCGAGTTCAAAGATGTCGGGTAAGAAGCCGGCAAAGCCACAGTCAGGTGGGCGCACTAATGTCCCCCAGGATCCCGCCGTATATGGCTCAGTGGTCCGCTACGTGGGCATTAAGGGTTCGGCGTGTAAATGCCACAAATGCGGGAAAGAGACCGCTAGGGGGATTGTGAGGATGAAAGCAGACCTTTTGTTCTGCTCAGCATCCTGCGCGAAATCACATACATAATCCACAGGGGTGTGGGGGTTCAAATGAAAACAGTACTGTTAAGAATTATGGCGGTTTTTGCTGCCAACGGCCTCGGCGTTATAGGCGCGGGATCAATTGCCGGTGTTCCGCTCTGGAAAGCCGTTTTTATGGCTGGAATCGCCGGTGTCGCCACTGTCATTGAGGGTCTGGCCAGAGCATTCCTTGACGATGGAAAACTGAGCGTTGAAGAAATCAACGAGGTTTTCAACAGGGTTGACAAGAAGGCCAAGGCTTAGAAGATAAAATAGGCATGTGGAGGAATGCCTGAAGACGGGGTAGTTTTTTAAAATCTAACCAAGGAGACCCCGTGTCGCAGGAAATGGTCTGGCACAACGACGGCCACAAAATCCATCTCAGGATCAACCGTTCGGAGGTTGACATTGTTGAAGTTTTCTGCCCCAATCCGGAAAATGGTTCGTGCCGGACGGAATACGATGGTTGCGCCGTTGAATGGTTTATCAACCGTTATGGGCTTGAGTGCAATGCTGGTTCGTGTCCTGCGGCTGAATCCATCCAAATATGTTGGACCCTCATCGGAGACCCCAGAGATCTAGACTCTTGCCAGTTGTGGTTCATGCCCCTTAGTGACGAGACATTCCAGGCGTGGCTTGTGAGCAAAAACGCTCAGTAGGATGAGGGATATTCAGCAAGTTCGCGACGCTTAGCAAAATCGTACACATGCGTAATCCCTTTGGGCGTTATTTCCCAGGTATCTTCTGTAACCTTTTTAATTGAACCATTTTTAACAAGCACATCCAATGAGCGCTTTACCTCGTAGTCGGTTTTGTACCTGTACGTGAATTGCCTAATATTGATAATCCCAAATGGCTTATTCACCATTTTTGCGTAGGCTAGGCACACGTAAGTCGCTGATCCGTACTTAAACGTAGGTGCCGGAAGTTCTGGCTTTGGTTTTGCTTTGGGCGGGTTCTTTGGCACGGTCAAGAATTGTACCTAGAACAGCGGTTCATCATCAACCTGCTGTGACCTAAGTCTATTTACTTCCTTGAGAATCGGCGGTATGCGTTGTATATCAGGGTGTTTTAGCAAAAGATTTATATCAAAAGTGTAGACATTTTTGCGATTGACTTTTGTCTTTGTAATTAAGCCATCTTCTAATAACGACTTAATTGTTTTTTCAATCATTGTTTCGCTGAGTTGTAGGTAAACAGCAAGCGCCCTCTGCGTCATGTATGGGTCTAACATCAGAGAGTAGAGCACTCTGCCGGCAGTTGAAAAAAGCGGAGTTTCTGAGCCTTCTTGATAGTGAACTATTCTCAGATCATCAAGAGTGGTCATTACTTTTTCAACTAGTTCTGGGCTGCTCAAAAGAACATCAAGTTCTTTCTTGAGTTGTGCGACTTTATTATCCGCCATACTTTCCTCGCAGCGACCCCTCCAGAGAGTATCATGCTTGCGCGTTGCGAGCGAATTGACTAACGTGTCGTCACCGCGTTGACCAAATAGGAGGCGAACATGTTGGCTGACAAGTTGCTACAACTAGAAAACAGCAAAGAGCCAAAGCGTTGCATGCTTGGTGTTTTCATGAAAAACCTTGACGAAGAAACTCTTGAGGTTTTTGAGCGAATCATGAAAAACCCTGAAGTTTCCGCCGCAAAGATTCTCCCCCATATCCGACAGTCTGGATATAACGGAGGAATAACTCATTTGAGGGAAAAACGCCGTGAATGCTTCTCCGGAGAAGAGTGCCCATGCATTAAGGAGGCCAAGAATGGCTGACAATAAGAAACTTTTGAAAGATCTTGAGGCAACAGAGTCTCAGGCGAATTCCACAGAGATGAAGAAGAAACTTCTCGGAACTCTTGCCGACATGCTGGAGCGCAAGAATATTGATCTTGCAGAGATTGGGGACATCAAGAAGGTCTCTCTTTACCAGTCAATGCTCAAAGATGAGCAGGGCGAGGCTCAGATTCACGACCTTGCCGCTATTCAGTTTTCCCCCAAATGGGAGACTGGGCCAGAGTGGCCAGTAATCCAGCAGGGCAAGCCCGTACAACTACAAAAGTCAACGACAAAACCGAAGACACCAACAGGGTTCAAAACCTGCGTTATCCCCCCTGATATACAAATCGGTTACTTCAGGAATATGAACGGCGAACTGGAGCCAACGCACGACGAGGCCGCTATCTCAATCCTCTTGTCGGTCATCAAGGAACTCCAGCCGGAACTGATTGTGTGCGTCGGGGACAACCTTGACCTCCCCGAAATGGGCAAATACTTGACTTATCCGGCCTACGCGCAAACCACGCAGGCCGCGATTGATCGTGCCACTATGTTCTGTGCCCAAATGAGATCGGCAGCCCCACACGCCAGAATCGTCTGGCTGGCTGGAAACCACGAAGAGCGTATGCCTAAGTACCTATTGACCAATGCCGCAGCGGCTTATGGCCTCAGAAAGGGCAATACTCCGGAGTCCTGGCCTGTTCTGAGCGTTCCGTATCTCTGCCGAATGGACGAGTTCGGCGTTGAATACTTCCCCGGATACCCGGCAGCCGACTTTTGGGTCAACAAGAAACTCCGCATTATCCACGGTGATCGCGTGAAGTCATCTGGGTCTACCGCCCATGTATATCTCAATGCAGAGAAGACGTCGGTCATTTATGGGCACATCCACCGTATTGAGTGTGCCTACAAGACCAGGGAGGACTACGACGGTCCTCGCACCATCATGGCTGCCTCTCCTGGGTGTCTAGCCCGTATTGACGGTGCTATACCTTCCACCAAGGGTGGAGTAGACCTTGACGGTCGCCCACTGGTTCGCCACGAAAACTGGCAACAGGGCATCGGAATCGTGAACTACGAAGACGATGGCGAGCACAAGTTCTCCTACGAGTGCATGGCTATCTACAACGGCTGGTCAATGTTCCGTGGGAAAGAGTACCGGGCTTAGTTAAATCTAAATGGCCTGGTCTTGGATACTGAGCGCCGTAGGCGTTTCCGGCTTATTTCTTGTAGGCCAAAGACGCTGGTGGGGCTGGGTCGTCGCTTTTGTCAACGAGTGTCTTTGGATCATTTACGCCATTACCACGAAACAGTACGGCTTTATCGCCGGCGCTATTGCGTACGGTTCCGTGCATTTGCACAACGCTAGAAAATGGCGTTCTTGACACAATAAAAAAGAACCACTAATTTATTTCTGAATTTCAGAAAGTTAGTAGGTTTACATGACAACAATTGCCGCAATACAGGGCGACAACTATGTGGTCGTCGGCGCTGACACAAGAATCTCTTCCTTTGATACTGGAGGGTTCGCGTACCAAAGTTCCACTCTAGGAAACGGCCAGTCCAAGATCGCCCTTAGCAAGAAGTATCTACTAGGAGCCGCAGGTGATGTCCGCGCGATAAATATTCTTCACCATGTCTTCCAGCCCCCTGCAGTACCAGCGAACCTAAGGGGGAAGAAACTAGACCAGTTCATTACTTCTAAGTTCGTCCCTGCTCTTAGATCATGTTTTGAGCAACAGGGATATGCGATGCCGGAGGAGAAACAGGCGAAGGAAAAGGGGGCAGAACAGGGGTCGTCTGTCGTAGTAGTTGTGAACGCAACTATTTACATCATAGAAAACGACTATTCGTGGACTTCAGAGGCCGGGGGGCTCTACTCCGTTGGCACTGGAGCCGCATATGCGCTCGGGTCACTACACGCCCTGACCGCAAGTAAAGGACTATCTGCTGCTCAGGCAAAACGAGTAGTTCTGAAAAGTCTTCAAATCGCAGCGAAGTGTGACCCGTATACCGGCGGTCCATTCCACGCCTACACACAGGAGATAAAGGCGGAGGAGAAGTGACGCCCAGAAAATCCCTCAATGTTCGCAAGAACAGTCCGATCCCTATAGAGAGAGACAACAACACAGGGAGGGAAAGAAAGTGATTCATGAAGACCCCACTATAGTTCCCCAACTGGATAAATCTGTAGATATACAGGAATCCACTTGGTTTGACCTTGCTGCATGCAAAGGAAAGACCCAACTAATGTTCCCCAAGGAACATAAGGATATTACCTATATCACTCAGGCAAGAGCCATCTGTAAAACCTGCCCGGTTCAGAAAGAGTGTTTGGAGTACGCATTAGAGTTTCCACCGGCTGACATGCACGGGGTATGGGCTGGGTTTACTAGTAGACAGTTGGCGGCAGAGCAAAGACGAAGAAAGATCAAGCCTATTAGACCGACTCTTTCTCAGATGTGGGGGGACTGAGGTAGTTGATGTCCTTTCTGGCGGGTCAGAATACCCTCAAACCGCATGTATCACAGTATTCCCCGCCTCCGAACTTCACGATATCCATCTTGCAGATCTCTTT